AGTTGTAGGGTGAACGTGGTCTGACCTAGCAGGAACAGTTGCAGTACCTGCTGAGGCTGAAGCGGCCAAAGCCGTACCTGTAGTAGCCGTTAATAGTGAACCAGCAAGGCCAGATGCGGAGATTGTTGATGTGGTAGATAACGCTCCTGCACCAGTTAAAGTTGCAGATAAAGTAGTTCCGCCATACCATTTAAATGAATGAGATGCTGAAGTAGGTACAGATACCCAATGTGTAAATCCCTCAACACCAATTGCATGGTCAACTGAAGCAGCAGCAACTGCTGGATATAAAACAATTTTAGTTCCTGCTGAACGAGTAGTAAATGCGGGTGGTGCGCTACCATTTGTGTTAAAATCAATTCTATTACCAGTAGTGCCATTAAGGTAAATTTGACCACCAGCATCTGCTGTGTTATTAGCAAGCGTTGATTGAACTTGACCAGTAAAAGTAGCACCAGCAGTTGCAGCCCTTGAAGTATCTGTTGGGTGTACGTGATCTCCTCGTGCTGCAGTAGTTCCTGTTCCAACTGCTGCAGTCCCGTCTACTAAAGGTGTTGTTGAACTCAAACCTGTAATACTGTTAAAAGAAGTACCTGTTGCTACACCTAATCCTGTATTTGCGTGAACGTGGTCTGCTCTAGCAACTGTAACTCCCGTCCCAACTGCTGCAGTTCCAAGGGCTGCTGGAGTTGTTGAACTGAGTCCAGTAATAGAGTTAAATGAAGTTCCAGTAGCAACACCAAGAACGGGAGTTACTAAAGTAGGACTTGTTAAAGTTTTATTAGTTAAAGTAGATGTAGAACTTTCAGTGACAACGTTTGAACTATTAACGGTGGCAGTTGCACCTTCTACTACTAGTCCATTTTTGACTATAAAATCTTTATTAGTTGTTGCCACCGAAGTTCCCTATCCCCTCGGGTATATCAAGATTATGCTTCGATCAGCGTCTTGTATACCTTTACATCAGTACTTGCTGCTGCAGCAGTTACTTGAAGAAGAACGTCTCCAGCACTGTAAATAGCATTAGTAGTTCCTAGTTGAGCATTGCTTATTACATCTGCATATTCTGTTAAATAAACATTGTTTGATCCATCAACTGTAACAAGTAGTTCAATTACCTCAATATCAGTACCTTTTTTCATTTGTACAATATATTTAGCAGATGAATAAGTAGTTGCTGACCATGTATCAATTGTAGTTGCTGAAGTTCCAGCAGTTGCTAGGGCAGAACCAACAAGGACATCTGCAAAAGTAACGCTTGTTGCTGCTGCTACACCAAGAGTTGGTGTAACAAAAGTTGGGCTAGTAGTAAATGCTACTGTTGAACTTCCTGATTCATCAGTTAATGCTGATGCAAGGTTTGCAGAAGAAGGAGTGGCTAAGAATGTTGCTACTCCAGTTCCAAGACCAGATACACCAGTTGAGATTGGAAGACCAGTTACATTTGTCATAACACCTGATGCTGGAGTTCCAAGAGCAGGAGTTACAAGAGTTGGACTAGTAGCAAATACTAATGCGCCAGTTCCAGTTTCATCTGTAATTGCTGAAATTAAGTTAGAACTAGATGGTGTTGCAAGGAATGTTGCTACACCAGTTCCAAGACCAGAAACATCGTTTCCAATTCTTACTGTAAGTGTATTACTTGCACCATTAATTGTCTTGTTTGTTAGAGTCTGTGTTGCTGCTGTCTCTAAGGTACCGTTTAGATAAAAAGCCTTACCAGAAGCAAGGTTAATATGATCAGAGAATGTCCATGCATCGGTTGCATCTACCCAGTTAATAGTCTTATCTGTAGCACCCTTAAGAGTAATACCACCACCATCAGCACCTGCATCTGTTGGGGTTGCTACTGAACCAAGTGTAATGTTCTTATCATCAACTGTGATTTCTGTTGAGTTAATTGTAGTTGTTGTACCATTAACTGTTAAGTCCCCTGAAAGAGTCAAAGATGTACCAGTAGCAGCACCAATATCTGGTGTTACAAGTGTTGGGGTATTAGCAAAAACAAGTGCTCCAGAACCAGTCTCATCTGATAGTACTCCAGCAAGTTCTGCTGAAGAGGTTGCTGCAAAAGCACTTAACTTGTTATTTGTAAGAGCAACAGTACCTGTAGCATCTGGGAAAGTAATAGTACGATCTGCTGTTGGATCTGTTACTGTAAGTGTTGTCTCAGATCCATCTGCAGTTGCACCTTCAAGAACAATTGAACCATCTGAAAGATAAAGTCCTGAAACTGTTGGGCTTGTAAGTGTCTTATTTGTAAGAGTTTGTGTTGCACTATTTGTAGTAACTTCAACACCTTCAATAGTTACAACACCAGCACCAGATCTAGCAATAGTTGTATCTGATGCATGACCTAATTGAATACTTCCAAGGCCTAGTGCTGTAGTTGTTGATGAAGTAATTCCGCTAACTGGTAATCCAGTAGCATTGGTAAGTGTTCCAGAGGCTGGTGTTCCAAGTGCTGGAGAAGTAAAAGTTGGAGATGTAAGAGTTTTGTTTGTAAGAGTTTCTGTACCTGTAAGTGAAACAAAATCATCACCTGATAATGCTGTATTAAATTCAGCAAGTGTTCCTGAAACTGTGTTTGTTGTTAATGAAATAGATTTGTTTGTAAGTGTGTCAGTTGTATCTTTAAGAACTACAGTTCCTGTTGCATCTGGGAATGTAATTGTACGATCTGCTGCTGGATCTGTTACTGTAAGTGTTGTTTCAAAAGCGTCTGCAGTTGCACCTTCAAATATAATTGAAGTTTCAAATGAACCAGCAACTGGTGCTGGCGACCATTTTACTCCTGCTGCTTCTCCTGAATCTGCTGTAAGAACATATGTATTTGTTCCTACTGCTAATCTGACAACTGTGTTATCTGCGCTACCTACAAGCAAATCACCTTTTGCATCTACTTTGGCTTCTGTAAGAATATTTGAGTCATTAACAGTAGCAGTACTGCCTTCAACTACTAAGCCATGCTTAATCCGAAAATCTTTATTCACTGTTGCCATAGTCTTTTCTCCTTTTATGCTAGGCTTTTAAGCCAGTCCTATAAAATCTGACAGTTATAGGACTGATTTGTGGTGTAACTCTCATACTGATTATACCAGAGTTTAGTGATGCTGTTATGATACCTATTTCTGACTCACTATTGGATACCGTTCCAAATTCTGTGATATTGGTATCCGTTCCATCAAAAACTACGACTAACTCTGTGCTTTTAAACTTTTCAGTTGAGGTTTTTGACATTTGAATCAAATATTTAACTGTTCTAAACACCGATGTATCAATTGTGTCAAATGTGGTTATATTTTCTATGCCATTAATAGTAGATGAGTTATTTCCATCCGCACCTAAAGAATCTGCACTGAATGCCGTTGTATCAATTAAGTCTTCATAGTCTTGTTGAGATGGCCTATCCCCTGTCTGAAAAAGTGCTTTTAGGGTATTTATTGATATAATGGCCATATCGTTGATTATATCATAACATTAAAGTATATAGTTAGATAAACCAATTAATTGTATTCCAATTCCTGGGGGATTTGAAGGACTATATCCCTGAATACCAATATTAGTTATACTTACCATAAATGGCAATATTGATGTTGCCGTAATTGTTGCTGGATAGTCTGCAGTTGTTAAAGTTTCAACAGATCCTAGTGATATGTTTTGAACTGTTGGCAATATTGCAATTGTTGCCGCTGTAATTATTAAACCAATATTTGAAATTAATGAAGAGTGCGTGGGTATTGCTGCTGCTGTTATTGTTGGTTTTATGTCAGATACAGTTTGGCTTCTGCCAATATCAGTTATATTGGTTGTTGCCATAATTAACTTACTTCGTCTTGTTCTGTAACTTCACCAATCATAATCATCTCGCCCTGACAAACCGTCCAAACACGAGAAAGAACATCATCTCTTAATTGAATATCAAAGACATCACCTGTTCTTAAAACTTTAGACTGTGAAGGGGATAGCGTAACTGTAAACTCTCCAGGACCATCAAATTCTGTTTGGTCTGGGTAAATTGTAAAAAGTATATCGTCTCCAACGTTGTCAGAGTATCGTCTAAACTCTCCCTTAATGTCCCAACCAGTTATATCTCCAGTAGAGGTTGTATCATAGTCTAACTCCTCTCCTTCATCATCTTCAACATAAATTCTAAAAGAAGCACTATCGCCAACAACACAGGTCCAGTTAACAAGTGGAGGTATATTTCCAATACTGTATGTTGCAGGAGCAGTTGGTTGAGGATCTAATGAAGTCTCATTGGGGTTTCTATATGTAGCCATTGTTAAATTATACCATTAAGTAAGTTCATTTTTCAATACCCTCCCAAAGTTGTCTTGCCATCATATCTCCTTAGTATAATTATTATTCTGTTTTATCTATGGCATCATCTATATCCCGCGCAAGCGGTACTAACTCAGTTAAGAGTGTGTCCACTACTGTTGTTCGGCTGCTATTTGTTCAAGGCGCATTGTAGCCCAATTCAGGGCTGCTTCTTCATACTCTTCAGGTGACAGTTGATATTCCTCACCGTTTATTGTTGCAGTCATTACTGGATGCTCTGCCTTGCATTGGGCAATTAGTTCTTCAAGTGTCATTATGCCGCCTCATAGTTAAAGTTGAATTGGAAAGCATCGTTTGTAGTCCAAGTCATCGGAGTAGTTGAGTTTGAATATGCTGAAGTTACATAAGTTCCAGCAGAGTTTTGAGCCTTCAAGCCCACCTGTGTTGTTGAGTTAAAGAACGCACTTCCCAAAAAGATGGTGGACGGCGATGCATCATAGATGCCAGCCGCGTAATTGCCAATGTTAGATGTATTGGCTCCTGTTACGGGCAGAGATGCGTAAATGATTCCTGTTACTGAAGAAGTCGAACCAAGAGTAACTATAATGTTCACAAATACAACTTTACCAATTTGTGCATAACGCGAAGTTACGCTGCCATTTCCAACGGTAAAGTTTGTCCAAGTTGGAGTGTAGTTTGCCCAAGCAGTACCTGTTTGAATATTAACACCTTCAATAGACACAACACCAGCAGAAACTCTAGCAATAGTTGTATCAGTAGCATGACCTAATTCAATACTACCTACTCCAATTGCTGCAGAAGTTGATGCAGTAATACCGCTTACTGGTAATCCTGTAGCATTTGTAAGTGTTCCAGAGGCTGGAGTTCCAAGTGCACCACCTGATACAAGTATATTGTTTCCTTCAATAGACACAACACCAGCAGAAACTCTAGCAATAGTGGTGTCAGTTGCGTGACCTAACTCAACACTTCCAACACCAAGGGCTGTCGTAGTTGAAGCAGTTAAGCCAGCAATAGGTAAGCCAGTTGCACTAGTTAATGTACCACTAGATGGTGTACCAAGTGCCCCACCGTTAACTACGGGAGCACCCGCAGTACCAACGTTAACGCCCAAGGCTGTAGCAACACCAGTACCTAGTCCTGAAATGCCAGTTGAGATTGGAATATCAGCATTTAAAACATTTTCTATACGTTCTGCTAATGACTGAATATCTTCATGTACATTTACAGGGTCAGTTAAAACGGGATAAGGAAAATTATAAGTTGTAGTTACACCAGTAGCCATAATACTTATTATTATACCACTTTCCCACGTAGAAATTAAAAGTTTACTAAAATGTTACCTAAAGTTTGACTTTGATGGCAAATTCATGTTATAATTAATATATGCTACCAACAGGTAGCAATTTTACTCTCTAGGAGGTTATTATTATGAGAAGAGATAAAAAGGCTTGGATTGGAATCCTAGCAATGGTTGGAGTTGTAGCACCATTTAGCAACTTTGCCAATGCATCAACTACTGAAAACAATTTACTAATTAAACAGGCTGAAAACCCTGATGCCACCCACAAGGTGGCTTTTGTTGTTTCTAAAGCAAAAATGTTAGAACGTTATGAAAATGAAACAAACCTTACGGATATTGAATTAAAGAAGTTGCTTTCTTTGGTGGGATTTAAAGGCAACGACTTAGTAGTAGCCTGGGCTATTGCTAAGAAAGAATCTAATGGTCGTCCCTTAGCATTTAATGGAAACCATAAGACTGGGGACTCCTCATATGGAATGTTCCAAATTAATATGATTGATACATTGGGTCCAGATCGTAGAGATAAATTTGATCTTGATTCTAACGCTGAACTATTTAATCCCGTCAAAAATGCGGAGATTGCATACTATATGTCTAATGGTGGGGACGACTGGTCTTCTTGGAAGGGCATTACTCCAAAGACAAAAGAATGGATGAAAAAGTTTCCTAAATAACATTTTGTTATAAAAAAAATACCCTTACCTTTATGGTAGGGGTTATTTTTTATGGTTTTAAGGTTTAAACTTTTGATATTTTATCTATATGATCATTTATATTATGCTCAAACGGGACTAAATTAATTAAAAGTGTGTCTACTATTGATTTATATTAATAAAATTGAATGTTACCTGTACCTGCAGTAAATGTTGTTACTTTAATATTCCCAGGAATCATTGGTAGGGAAGTTGAACTAGTTAACCCATCTCCTATAGAAATTTTAAAATCATCTGAGTATCTAAGAATAACAACACCAGAACCACCATCGCCACCTGAACTAGAAGTAGAACCGCCACCACCGCCGCCAGTATTAGCAGTTCCAGCCGTACCAGCACCAAAACTACCACCAGCACCACCACCACCAGTGCCGCCAGTACCACCAGTAAAGTTAGAAGCAGCACCACCACCACCTGCACGTGTTATGGAAGTACCAGTGATTGAGGAGGCTAGACCGTTACCACCGTTTTTACTACCATCTACTCCTGCAGCACCAGCACCGCCACCACCGCCAGGAACTAGATAAGTGTTTCCACCGCCTACATTTCCTTGGCCAGAAGTTCCAGAACCAGGAGTTTGATTGGAACCACCACCGCCACCAGAACCACCGTTAACACCAGCAAGAGAATTACCTCCACCGCCACCGCCACCAACTGTAGATATAGTGTCAAATATAGAAGATTGGCCATTATTGCCAACACTGCCACTAGAGTTACCAGTACCACCAGCGCCAACTGTAACTGTATAGTTATTACCAGTTGTAATTGAATAACCTGTTGCTGTTAAATAACCACCACCACCACCACCACCACCAGTAGTACCGCCACCTTCACCACCACCTGCAATGACAAGGTATTCAAGTGTTGTTATTGTACGTGCACCTTTACTTGCTATGATTCCAAATATTGGCATTAGACAATATCTCCAAACACATACCATGTATCTGTATTTGTTTTTAACAACGTAGCCGTTGAATATGCAGTACGCATTTTAGGAGATGCAGCAGTTGCGCCATTGCTAAGTATACCTGTAGTACCAGGAGTTGTTGCTGTAACAGTTAACTGCCCTGTACCAGTTTGCATAATATGAATCTGTGTACCAATAGCAAATGCTACAGAAGCGTTAGTTGGAATGTTAATAGTTCCAGCAGTTGTACTGTTAGAAGCAAGAAGAAACTTACCAGCATCTCCTACTACCAAAGTATAAACGTTAGTAGTAAATGTAGGAGCAGCGGTAGCCTGTGTTATTACAGGAGTAACTAAAGTTTTATTGCTAAGGCTGTTTGCTGCAGAAATAGTATCTACAGTAACGCCTTCAACAGATATAACACCAGCAGAAACCCTAGCAATGGTTGTATCAGTAGCATGTCCAAGTTCAATGCTTCCAACACCAAGGGCTGTAGCAGTTGAAGCAACTAAACCAGCAATAGGTAAACCAGTAGCATTGGTAAGCGTTCCACCAGATGGTGTGCCAAGTGTACCACCTGATACAAGTATATTGTTTCCTTCAATAGATACAACACCAGCAGAAACTCTAGCAATAGTTGTATCAGTAGCATGTCCTAATTCAATACTGCCTACACCAAGTGCTGTTACGGTTGAAGCAACTAAACCAGCAATGGGAAGACCACTAGCATTAGTTAATGTACCGCTTGATGGTGTACCTAACGCTCCGCCATTTATTACTGGAGCACCTGCAGTGCCTGTATTAACGGCAAGTGCTGTGGCAATACCAGTACCTAAACCAGTAATAGAACCAATTGCAAGAGAACTGGTGCTATCATAATCCCAGTCAGCAGCGGTAGTTAATGTAGTACCAATACACGTAAATATTAATGATGCGTTTGAAGCAACCGTAGAAATAGTATTTAAACCAGAAGACTGTACAGTTACAGTACCAGTTGAATTATTAACAATACGATAACTCATACCCGTAACAAGTGTACTTGTAACTGGAAGAACTATTGTTTGTGTAGTGGTACCAGTAAAAAATTGTTGATTGGCAGAGGCAGATGTTAAAGTTGTTGTACCAGCAGCAGTTGCTGTAGTTGCATATCCTAGTTTTAAGTTGTTAATTACTGGAAGAGTAATTGTAGGACCTGTTCCAAGAACAATTCCGCCTGAGCCAGTAACGGCTACGCCAAGTGCAGTAACTACACCAGTACCAGCAGAAGCAAGGTTTCCAACAGTGTAACCAGTAGTGTTAGTTAGAGTACCTGATGTTGGTGTTCCCAAGACAGCACCATTAGGGATAGTTACTGTTCCAGTAAATGTAGGACTAGCCAGTGGTGCCCTAGATGTATCGCTTGGGTGAACGTGGTCTGCTTTAGCAACTGTTGTTAGAGAACCAATTGCAGCAGTTCCATCCATAACAGGTGTTGTTGAACTTAATGCAGTAATGCTATTAAATGAAGTTCCTGTTGCAACACCAAGAGAAGGTCCTATCAAAACAGGATTAGTATCAACGACAAACTTAGTACCAGTACCAGTCTGAGATGCAATAGATGTGGCTGCACCAACAGATGTAATTGGACCAGTTAAGTTGGTAGGAGCAGCCCATTTAACTCCAAGAGTTTGAGTTGAGTCTGCAGTAAGCACATAGTTATTTGATCCAACTGTAAGATTATCTACTGCATTATTTGCGGAACCAATAAGTAAATCACCTTTTGCATCAATGATATTAACATCTACTGGAGTAATAGCAGTAATTTGAGTTTGCAGATTGTTTAATGTATATGCAATTGATGGGTTTACAAGGTTTGCAACATTTGTATTTGTGGTGTCATATGTTGCAGATCCATAATGATATAATCTAAGTGCTACTTGAACGTCGGCATTATCAGCATATCCTGGTATTTTTGTGGAATAAATTGCTCCAATAGATTCTATTGCCATGTCATTTCACCGTATTCCTTATGTCACAACTGAAATAAATAAATGAACAGAAGTCTCTGCATCAAAGGCTCCCCATGTGCCATCATATTCTGAGGCTTGAAGGTTAATAACAAGGTCTAATCCAGATATTTCAATTGAAAAAATAGATGAGGCTAAAGGGTTTGCATTGACTATTGAGTATTGTGCACTAAAGTTTTCTGCAGTTAAACCAGTAACGTCTGTTATATCTGTGATTGGAATTAAAATTGTTCCGCTTCCAATATCAGAACTTGTTCCTGATGCAAAAGTGACTGTATGTTTTTTTGAATAAATTGAGGTAGCAATTTTTAAAACCTCAATCCAAGTTTCTCCACCAGGCTCTGAAACATACTGATATAAATATCCATACTCTGATCCCGTTGCTGAGTTAATATACAAATCACTTAATATTGGATCTAATGATCCATTTGAATTTGGATCTCCAACACCTACAAAAAACTTACTACCTCTTGTTCCAGTTGGACCAATATCAACTAATAGTTCAATGACTTCTGGTCCAGATAAAACCGTTAGTTCATCATTTGATAATACTACATCTGGCATTAAACTGCTCCAGTTATATCATCTGTTACTGAAATTGATCCAGTCAGAAGTGTAAAAATAACACCTGATCCATTATCAATTTGAAGGTCATAAACATACGTTGTCCCAGGAGAAAGTTCTCTTCCCTGTGCTCCAGTAATTGTACAGGTAATAATATTATTTGTTGCGTCAATATCAGCAGTTGCGCCAATCTGAGTTCCAGTGCTACCACGCCTATTTGCTATTGTAAAGGTTTCGCTGCCTTCATAAGCAGCAAGGTCAAAGGCTTCTCCATTTTGACTTTTTGGACGGACAATAAATTGATAAGTGTCGCCACGATAATAACTAAAACTATATGTACCTGGAAATGCCATTATTCCTCCTAAGTTTATTATACCATTAAGACACGTTTACATACATACCTTTTTGACATAAATTATTTGACTACTTTGATTGTGTTCTGTAAACCTTTGTTCCAACTTTAATTACAGGAGGTATATTTACTTGGGCTGGAGTTACTTTTATTATCATAACGTACCGCTGACATCGCCTATTACGCAAATTGTTCCAATAACGGGAGTCCACTTGCTAACTTCATCTCCACCACCACCTGAGACACCATCTCCAGGAATTGTGACCTGAAGATCAAACCTTAACTCTGCAACAACTGGTTTATATTTTCCAAGACCCCAGTTCTTTGTAATAGTGCTATTTGCAATAATATAAACAACACCGTCTCCATAAGACTCTACCTTTAGTAAATCCAGAGCATCTGATACTGGATCATAGGATGTTGCTACAAATGCCCAAGCGGTAGTCTCATATGGGGTGACTTCATCATCTTCAAAAAACTCTACCTTAAGAGTTGCCGTATCTCCACGAACAACGTTCCATTGAATATTGGCTGGTGTTGCACCAAGTTTTTCGGTTGTAGTAGTACACATAATATTAGATTATACCATAATTAAAGGCTGGACACCCTTGATGCCGTTGGATGGGGGGGGTAGCAACCAAGAGTGCCAGCACAAGAATTATAACATTAATTTATACCAGTAGATAAAGGTTTATAACAAAAAGTTATATACTCCATAACAAAAAGTTATAATCCAGGTAAGTATAAAAGAGTTATCAAATTGTTATAATCATCTATGTCCGTTTTGTAACTATAAGTCCAATATGCCAGGTATTGAATAGTGTATACTAAATATATATAAGAAAAGAGAATACTGTAGTTAAGGTTTTTAAAGATAGTTTATATATAGTAGTTATTTAGAACGAGAAACATAATCTAATAACACTTCATACATATGATCTAGTTTATCACTAGTTGCCTTACGCTTTTCTCTAGCGTTTTCTTGCTCAAGTTTAATTGATTTAATTTCATCACGCATTGAGGTTCCGCCGTTGGTTTTAGTCTCGGCACGAATATCTTCTACGGCATCGGCGATAGGTTTAACTTGAACCTTTATGTACCAGCGAATTGCACTAATTATAATTGCGCCAATTGAAAGCAAAGCAAGAATAAATTGTGCCCAATCAGTTGCTGTCATAATAACACTATTATACATTATATTTATTTAATTTTGGCGGTATACGAATCAAGCCAAAAATAGAGTACAAACCTCCCCCTGACAACATAAGAGTAATATACTCTAATAATGTCAAACACTGGACATATACTCTAGAATCTGCTATAATCATATTATGGAAATTACAACAACTAAAGATGTTCTAGTGCAAAACCTTACTAAGTTTTTTACTACTGACCTGTCCGAGAATTTGGATAAGTCTGGTTTGGACAAAGAAGAAAAAGATGCAAACATGGTTTTAGCCAGAAAGAAAATTGCTGCTGATGCAGAAAATGTTGCTTTGATGGTTTTTAAATCATTTGAGTAATTATGTCTGATGAAGATGTTAAGCCTTGGGATTTGTTTAATGGATCCCCGAGGTCGCCAGAGGAAGTTGCTCAATACCGTTTAGAAATATGCAAAGGTTGCGACTTCTTTAGACCAAGGACTCAAACCTGCAAGAAGTGTGGATGCTTTATGGCTGCTAAGTCTATGTTGTTAAATGCTAAGTGTCCTATTGGGAAATGGTAGTTTATATACCGTTGAATTTTATATATAACAAAAAGTTATAGTATAAAACCTTTTATTATGGTTTGTGATCAAATGAGGTTTGACAAGAGCATCCATTGCAACAGGTTTCTGAAAAAACCTTTATCTCCAGAGAAGATGGTTCTGTTTCAAATAGTGGATATTCGTTATCTAGGTTGTTTAGTATGGCGATGGTTTTATTCTATCATATACCGTGAAAATCTGAAAAATTTTGTATGTGAGGTTTGACAAAAATCTGAATATTTTCTATAAGTGTATGATACATATAATTCTGTAAAAAATGTATTTTAATTATAGCGCACACTACACCACCCCCAAAAGATCTTATACTGGTACGCCCTAATCTTTCCAACACTTAGGACACGTGATAGCATCATCACTAGCAAAGTTTTCACTTGACATTTTTGTATCGCATAGGCGACATGATAGTGTAATCATTTAATCGCTCTCTTTCTTAATATATTTGTAATTGCAGAAACTACAGACATAGTCACCATCATAGACATGACCGAAGGTGTCGCATGGATTCATTTAGTTATTCTCCTCTAAACTTGATTCGTAATCGTTAATGCCTACGCTATAGGCTATTGGGTCGCACTCTTTTAGTGCTCTGGAGGTATCGTATTCGTACCCTGCAATAATTACAGTTCCATAGACATCATTTAGCATTTCGTCATATGCTTGTTCTAATTCATATTGATTCATTTGATTTGTCCTCTCTTGCGTAGGATAGCCTCAACCTGCGCTAGTTGTTCAGGTGTAGATGTGCGATAGGCTTGCACACTTTCTCTAATCCAAGGGGATTGAGTCATAGCCTTTTCATGGGCTTCATGGCGAGCAATAGTTTGCTCTGTTTGTATTCTGTTTAGTGTATTCATTAGATGAGTACCTTTCTTTTTTTAGTAGTTAAACTTTAACTATCTAATACTGTAAGTATAGCACCGACCACTGACATTTTTGCCCTATTCTCGGGCGTGTCGGTAAACTATTTTTGTGATGTTTATCACATAAAATTTCCCCGGCCAATTTTGTCAAGTCAACACACCGATAAACCTCATATCGTTACGTAATCGTTATAATTCCCCATATAATGTGATGTACTTCACAGTCGCAAATGTCCGTTTTATACCGATACTAGCCAGTAGAATGTCAGACCCCCCTGCTATAATACTACTATAAAGAAAAACAAGCGGTAAAGAAATCCGCTAAAGAAAGGTCATAAAAATGACACTACAAGAATATAAAGAAATGGTAGAGGCTCAGCGTAAAGCAAGCCTAGCCGTAGCCCTATCCGTACTAAAGAAAGAGGTCAAATAATGACTATAAAAAATCTAATCCATGAGCATAATCCTATGCTCTCCGCTATCTCATCAGTAGGAGATGAGCAATTTACTTTCTGCCAAGATTGCGAGCAGAATATCTCTCGCTACTATGGCGACCACGACCCTGAGCGGTTACCTATGTGGACAGATTGGTATTTAACTAAATGAGTATTTTTAATTTTGAGTTATTCGTAACCGTTGAGGCAGATGATTTTGAGTCTGCACTTTCTTGGTTAAAAGTTTCACCCCTTGAAAATCAAATTGATTTTGAGGTTATTGACTACACAGAACTTAAAGGAGAATAAATAAATGGAAAAAGATATTTTTGGATTTGCTGAAGCAATTGAATTAGATAATCTTAGCGATAAAGATTTAAAAATTGTTGAATTAATTTTTAAAGATTTTAAATAACTAAAAAAGTTTTTTAGAGAATATCAAAACTCTAAAAAATAACCGGGCCGTTTTGTCAAATCGACACGCCGATCTTTTTAAGATTGTTACGTAATTGTTATAATTTCCCCTAGTTATCCACAGAAGTTATCCACAGTTTTGAAAGTGTGACATAAAACACACGAAAAATCGTCTCACTATTTGGATTTACTGGCTAGTAATGTCATAAATGTCAGACCCCCCTGCTATAATTGCAGTATAAAGAAAATCAGGTACAGAAATCCTGAATTGAAAGGTAGGTCACTAAATGACTACAATAAGTAAAACAACAGTATGCGTAGAGCATAACCCTAAATATTCTGCTATCTCAGAAGTATCAGATACACAATACACTTTCTGCCAAAATTGTGAAAACAATATAGACCGATTTTGGTTAGACTTTGGCTTAGAGCGTATGCCTCAATGGTCAGAGTGGGCGGTGACTAAATGAGTATTTGGACTAGGCTTGCTACTGTAAACGATTACCCTAAAGGCATGATGAACTTATGCCCTTGCGGTCAAGTGGTATTAGCCCCTGCGCTATACCATGAGGGGCAGTCATACATGACTAACCCTAATAAATGTAAAGAATTATTTGAAGGAGAAAATAAATGAGTACCTACGTACCAATTAAATCAGTATGCGGTGCAACTAGCACCAGCATAGATATCTATGACTTAGACCTTAACCCTCATGGGGTTATCTGTTGTGATAATTGCAAGTCTATCGTGTTGTGCCGTAAGGCATGGGACTTTCTATACAAGGGGGTTAAGTAATGGCTACAATTACAATAGGCGGATTAGGGCAAAAAATTGCTGTTTACTGTTTCGTGTGTTCTGGTAAAATGTCACACTGGGCGATTGCTTCAAATGGCGTTCGCTATGAGTGGCAGTGTAAAGATTGCGAAATCTCTATAAAATCAGATAGATTTGGAAATGCTAAATTACTAAAAGAAATGGAGAATAAATAAATGAAAACACTTAAAGAAAAGTTAGATGCAGTAGCGTTAGAGTTAGAGCCAGTACTATGGGATTTACTAAATGAAATTGAGGAGAAATAAAAATGGATCTATCTTTTTTTTATAGTGGAAATGCACTTTTGTTTTTATCTCTTGGGTTAATTGCTTATGGTTTTATTCTCTTTGCAAAGGGGGAATAAAATTTGCCCGGCCCGTTTTTTGACTGGTCAAACCTTTTACGTACGATGTGATTTTTCTCACATGCGACACGCCGTGTTTAGATTTGACTTTTTGACTTTTTTTTGCTATACTTGCAGTATAACAATTAAATAAGAACAGACAAGGCAATGAGCCTAGCAAATAAGTGTGATGAGTATCACAATGAGCCTAGCAAATAAATGCCCTAAAATGTCAGCCCTCAATGGTAAGATAGTCTTATCACTAAAACGAAAGGAAGTCACTAAATGACTTACACTATAAAACTAGAAACCTACTCAGGTTCAATAAAAAATATCCCCCTATCCACTAAAGGACAGGTTGCAGATTTTATCTCTAACTATCCTAATGCGTTACCCGTTGGCGTGTCCGTAAAAATATCCTGCGACTTGCTCGGTATTCGCGGAACACTACGCGGAAAGGCAATTCTCTAATGATAAATTCAGTAATGACAATACCTTGCGAGGAGTGCCACTCAACAGGTTTAATTTTTTTTGGCGATAACGATAATTTTGATACCGAAACTTGCGAGTGCGATTTTGGTATTGAACAAGACTTATATTTTTTCAACAACAACAACTAACGAATAGGAAATAAAAAAAATGACAGTATCAATTAAACACAATCTCGCTTTTGTAACTGAAGTAGACGAAACTCATCCAGTAGGTATTCGCCTGCTTGCACTCCCTGATGAAATGCGAATCCTTATGCTTGAATCAATGCTAAAGGAATTCCTTATCCCAGCACTTGGGCCAGTAATTGATAAAATTAACGAAAATGGCTCATACGCAATTCTTAAGGTAGTGGAATAAATGATGACACGCAAGGACTATGTAGCAACTGCTGAAATTCTAAATGGATTCAAAGATATAATCTTAGATGAAATTACTTTTGCTGATTTGGTAGATGAATTTTCTCTAATGTTTGAAAGTGATAATCCAAAATTCTCACCAACAATTTTTGAAACCGCTTGCTATAAAAATGCAGATGAATAAATAAAATAAAAGACCTGAGCAAGTCTGTGCAAAACTGCTCACTTTTTTATTGCAAAAAAACCCGGCCCGTTTTCCACAGGTTTATCCACAGGCAGGTTTAAGATACGCTTACGACACGCCCGAGATCTTGTGAGATTAATCACACCGAAAATGTATCCACATTGTGAGATTTATCCTCTACGATTTGAAAATGTCACCCGTATCTGATAGGATTACATAGTAATAATAAATTAACTAAAGAAAGAGGTTGCCCCCTATGGCTACTAAAGCATATTCTATCGTAGATTTACTTGAAGGTAAATACTATCGCTCACACTCCCGTTATATTGACGGACTAATCACTTACGCAGAAAAGCGTGACTCAGTTTACTATGGCGAAGGCTTTGAGGCTTACCTTGTAAAAGTACGCCCTACCTATAAGGGATTCCCTGATTTGCCCAAAGCAGATTTTTATGCTACGATTGCAGTAAAGGTTGGAGAATAATAATGGACTTCTATGATGACTACTATGAAACAGATATGATACGCCCAGATGTAAAAGATTGCTATTGCAAACTTCACTCAATTTGTACTAACTGCATGAAGGGATATAACTAATGGGAAACTTATTTGATGAGATTGGCACTTGCTACACTTGCTATGATGAAGGACTAATAATGAAAGATGAGTTTATTACAGATTTTTGCAACGATTGTGAAAAAGGCTCAGTCCTTGCTAATGAGTATGCTATATGGTATGCTGAAAATGAAATGAACGAATACACTAAAGAAATGGAAAATGCATAATGGAATATCTATACGCAATAACAGTATCCTATGACGGCAACACACCTCATTGGACGGGTCGCTACTCAGACGCACTAACCGCCGTTGATGAGTTTAATAAGCATATTGATTGGGGATTTGCAGATGAATACGCAACAGTTAATTTATCTGAGCCAAGTGGAAAGATGCACACACGCACTTTCTATCGTGAAGGCAGAAGGGTTGTGACTAAGTAATGGAAATTTTTGAGTTTAATACTTTCATAGATGTCGAGGCAGAGTCGTATGATGAAGCCATTGATGTCTTTCAATTCCAATTAAAGTATGGAATAAATAAAGATAATGTCTATGTCGCAGACATAAAGCAATTAACTAACAACAACGAAAGCGTAGAGGTATAAATAATGGGAAGCGTAACAGCAATTGGATTAGCAGATAGCGTATTAGATTTAGAAACTCAATTACTCTATCACTTGAAGGGTAATCACTATCCACCAGTACCAGCAGAAATGGTAACACCATGCATTGAAGCCATTGATGCAGCCTATGATGAAGATTTTAACCGCATGATTGACATGCCAAAGGTCGGTGACTTTCAGATTCTCTATAAAGACTCAACGCAAGCACCAGCGTGGGCAATTATTGAACAACACCACTTGGATTGGTTTATCACACCAACAGAGGAGGACTAATGACAGATTTTTATATTCCCCACTCAAAGTATTGTGATTGCAACGAATGCCTAACTATTGAGGAGAATGAATAAATGTCTGATACAATAAAAAACGTGGAACTTAGATTTGCTGATAACTTAACACCTTCTCAACTTATGCCAGGAGATCTAGTCAAGGTTGATGGTGAGTGTGTAACTATTGAAACCCTTACAGAAAATAAACACGGGTTTAATATTTATGCTAGAGATGATTTTAACGAAGAGGTTCATTTTTATTTATTTGATGATGAAACTATTGAGTGGTATGTATTTTTTGAAGAAGAATAATCACTAAACTAATTTTTAATCCTTCCCATCACAAAAAACCGCCCGGCACATTTTTTATAGAATGTCAAGTATTTACGTAATTTGACATTTTTCCCCATGTATGCTAAGATTAATTTATGAAAACAAGAAAAAACCCCGAGGAATTGCGTAGACTTATGGAATTACGCCGTAGTAATGCAGCCTCAGCCGTACCCTCAAAGAAAAACTATTCTAGAAAAAATAAATGTCAGTCCCTTATGCTAGAATTAAAGAAAGAAAGCGAGTCCCCTAATGACTAAACTACTAAGAAGCAAAGATAGAAAAGTAACTAATGCCGTATCCCCTAATGGTAAGACTGCCACTATTGCTAATACTTTTGGTCTTCCCGCAGGAAAAGCATATTCATGTCCTGGAGCCACAACAGTATGCGAAAGTGTATGCTATGCAGGAAAGTTAGAAAAAATATTCCCTAGTGTTAAAGTTAATCTATTACACAATTGGGATTTACTAAAAAATGCAGACGGTGTTACTATGACAACACTACTTAATGAAATGATAGATGAGTTTATTGTTGATTGTGAAAAGAAAAATGCAGAAAAGTTATTCCGTATCCACTGGGACGGAGATTTTTTCAATGACACTTATGCAATGGCATGGCGTGAGGTTATTCTTAATTATCCTACCGTTCAATTCTGGGTATACACTAGAGTTTCATCTGCGGCTCTTATTCTAAAGGGAATACAAAACCTATCTCTCTATTTTTCTGCAGATAGCGAAAATATCAAAACTGCCGTTGACTTAAAATTAAATAATGGTATTCGCATGGCGTACCTTGCTAAGACATTCGCAATAGGACAAGCAGACATAAAAGAAATGATAGGTAAGCCTAGTGCTAAGTGTCCTGAGAATAATAAACAAATTCCGCTAATCTCAACCAAAGGTTCGGCTTGCGTTTCTTGCTCATTGTGTGTATACTCTAAGAGTGACATAATTTTTTCTAGTAGTAAGAAGTGAGATAAAATGGAAGGCTATAAAATATTTTTATTTTTTTTATTATTTTTATTTATTTTATTTTTAAACCAGTGAAAACTGGCCCGGCACAAAAATATTTAAAAGTCAAATTTTAACCTTTAAGAAGATCAATTTATTTCCCCGATTACGTATGAGATTAATCACACCCAAAAACCTCACTAGGATTTGCTTTTATGACATTTTTATGTCATACTTAGGGTATAAACAAATAACAATTCCAAATAGTGAGATTTTTAGGTATTCAACTTGAAAATGTCAGTAGGAAATGTTATACTTAAAATATCAACTAAACAGAAAAGAGAAAATCATGTCAGTAGCAACCGCAACTTATCGTGTAGGAGATACCTATACAACACAGAAGTCAAAAGTAACAGGAGTCATTGAGGAAATCACAACTCTTGCAAATGGTAATGTTCGTGTTAAGTTAAATGTAGAAGGCAACACTCGCTACACAACTTGGACAGCAAAGTAATCTAATTACTTATTCCTGAGTATGAAATAAAACTACTCACGCAATACCCCCTAATAATCCACCAAAGAAAAGAGAAAACAAATGGCTAGAGCAAAAGCAATAAATGTAAAAATCCCAACAGTACGAGTAATCGCAGGACTAGAGGAAGCACTCGCTACCCTAGAAGCAGACTACGCAACACAATCAGCAAAAGAAGCAAAGTACGAAATTGCTCGCAAGGCTTGGCAAAAAGAAGTTCAGGACTTTGCTATCGCAAACATCAGCAAGGCAGAAAACTTCCGCACCAACTTCCGTTCTTGGTCAAACAATCTCAACATTGACTTTGACTTGACAGTATTAGAAAAGGACTTGCCTAAAGAGCCTGAGCAGGACTACGAAGTAATCCATCAGCACACTTATCGTGAGTCAAAGAAAGAAATCACAAACGCAATTCGTCTGTTAAAAATGACAGATGAGGAAACAGTAAGCACAAGCACTTACAATGCTATTGCTCAGTATCTCTAAATAATCCAACACCTGAGTATGTGTATAAACTGCTCACACAATTAAATGATGGTCTGTCCGTTCCGACGGCATAGGTAAGAGTGTGACCCTTTAACCAAAGGGTATTGAGTCATAACGGCACACCGCCATCCACCCCTCCCCAGGATCCAGGGAAATTGACAAATGTCAGACCCTCATAGTATAATTAATATAACCAACAAGAAGGAGCCCCAAATGGGATTAGATATGTACCTTAGTGCAAGAAAGCACTTAGAAAAAATCAACTGGAAAGCACTACAAGGAAATGATGAACTATCTTATTCATCTCCTGAAGCCGTATATCCTAAGTTTAATGACCTAATGGAAATCACACAACTATCAGATGTTGCTACAGATATTTATGGAGCAGAGGTATCAGTTACTTGTGCCTACTGGCGCAAGGCTAATCAGATACACAACTGGTTCGTTACAAATGTTCAAGGCGATAACGATAACTGCGGAGAATACTATGTATCACAAGATAAACTAACAGAATTAATGGTTTTATGCGAACACGCACTTGAAAATAAAGACCCAGCACTACTACCCCCACAAGAAGGATTTTTCTTTGGGGGCACAGATATTGATGAGTGGTATTGGAATCAACTAAAGAATACTATTACTCAGTTAAAGCGTATCTTTGCTTTCCCTGAAATTAATAATCTCTCATTCTACTATAACTCATCTTGGTAATTGACAATTGTCAGTACCCTGCGATATACTTAAACTAACCAACTAACAGAAAGAGGCCCCCAATGGAGCAAACAGTAATACCAGCAACAACGCAAGAATTTCTACAATCTCAGGTATCAATTAAAGATGAGCGTATTGCTCAACTAGAAGAGCATATCCAAAAACTAACACAACGTTCATATACAGATTCTGCAGAGCGCAACCGTATGGTTGAGGGTATGCAAGAGTGGACACTTAATGAACTAGAAAATGAAGACATAACAGAAGAGCAAGCAGAAGCAATTGCTGAAATTATGGGCTTTGAACTTACAAAAGAGTTTGAGGTTGAAGTTACTGTTCTTTATTCTGTTACAGTTAATGCACGTAATGAGGAGCAGGCTACTAATGCAATTCACGATATTGATTTTGATACCGTTGACTATAACTCAGACTCAATTCAATACTTGTCATCATCAATTGATAGAGTAGATATTTAGTAGGGGGCTACTAATAGACATGCCGAATGTCTATAAACTAGGCAAGGGACCTAAGCATTGTCCACGTAAACTGCTTATTTTTTTTATTTATTCAGTTGCATAAAATGTGGGCCGGGGCAGTTGTGATCAATATCACATTGTGAATTACGACACAGTTACGATATGCCCGAATTGCCCCATGTCTGCTTATACGATTTGACTTTGTCAGCCCTGTCTGCTAAACTTAGTATAACAATCAAACAGAAAAGGAAAAATAAACTCATGGCACATGAACTAGAAACACAAAATGGAGTAGCCTCTTTCGCTTCATTTCGTGAACCTGCTTGGCATGGATTGGGTACTGTATTCACAGAGGAAAAATCTACATCAGAAATGTTGGCTTCTGCCAATCTTAATGGTTGGAACGTTCGTCTAGAGGATTTAGTGACCCCTTCACATTTATCAAGCGACAAAGAATATCAGTATGTCGTTCGCACTAACCCTACTGATAATTCTCAAACCGATATTCTTGGTGTTGTCGGTGAGCGATACCATGTAATGCAAAATGAGGATTTATTCTCATTTGGAGATAATATCCTAGACGGCGGTGGTCGTTGGGAAACTGCTGGCTCAATCAAGGGTGGTCGTGTTGTATTTGGTGCGTTAGCACTAGAGCGTGAAACTATCCTAGACCCTAATGGTGTTGCTGATAAGGTAAAAACTTATTTACTTATTAACACTTCCCATGACGGTTCTATTGCAATTCAAGCAAGCATAACACCCGTTCGTGTTGTGTGTGCTAATACTCTCAATATGGCACTCAACACTACAAAAAAGAAAAATGGTATCAAGCAATCTTTCAAGATTCGCCATACGCAAACCGCACAAGGTAAAGTGCAAGTGGCTCGTGAAACTCTTGGGCTTGCTAATGCATACATGGATTCATTTGACATCATGGCAAAAACTTTATTTGCTACTGAGGTCAATGCTAAAATGTTCAATGAGATTATTCTCGCTTCATATCCTAAGCCTGAAAAAGATGCTAAGGGTGCAATTAAAAAGTGGGAAAATAAAGTTGATACTATCAACGACATTTACACAGGCGAGTTTAACGGCATGATTGCTGGTAATGCTTGGGGTGCGTTCAATGCACTAACTGAGCGACTAGACTGGTATCGTTCTGCTCGTGGTGGTTCTAACGAGTCAATTCTTGCAAGTGCAAGTGGATTTGACCCTGCAATTAACGCAGAGAAAAATCGTTTGCTCAAAGTTGTAAAAAATGTAATGCAACTCGCATAACAAAATAATCCTGAGCATGATTGAAAACTGCTCCGCATGATTGCGTAGAATAGTTGGTTAATTCGCTAGCCTGTCACGCTAGAGATCGTGGGTTCAAGTCCCATCGCAATCGCCAATAAAATGGGCCGGGTCCGTAACATTTTGTTATAAAACCAATTACGATAGATGACATTTTTCCCCAAACCTTATTAAGAAGAACTTGACATTTCCCCCAAACCATGCAATAATTAATACATAACCCACTAACAAAGGAATTTCATGAGAGAACGCACAACAGGATATATAGGTAATATTTTAGACGGAAAGAAACTAGCCAAGATTGCCAATAAAATTTACAAAGCGCAATATAACAGTGTTAGTGAATGTACAATAGATAACTTACTACTAATTGAACTTGAAGAGAAGAATGTTTTTGGAGATTCAAAGTATGCCGTTGTATGTACAGAGGGTGTTGGCTGGGAGCAAGATAGTTATGGTTGTCTTGAAATCCCGACAAATGTTGGTGCTATGGGTAACTGGAATGGCCGTGTATTCATATCAGTAGAGGTAATTGGACAATGTTTAACAGGACAAACACAGGATATCTCAAAATACATTCGTACCTTTGGAGATAGATTAGATAATAACTGTTACCTATGGCAATGTAAAATGTCAGTCCTACCTAGTACAATATCAGTATGACCCAAACAACATTCAAACCATACACAATATCAGAACTCGTAGATGAAATCTACAACGACAACTACTCACATCTTGAATTCATGGATAACATGGGTGGAGATTGTGACTGCGTAATCCATACTACTATGCAAACCATCTTAGAATACTGGGGAGAATAATGTGGACTACCTATAGTTATGTTTGTACTAACTGTGATGCATTGATCCAGGTCACTACTCAAGTTACCCCTGAAGAAAATGCATCCTGTACTTGTATGCGTGGGGCCTGGGTAACTCGTACTGCCATGGAACCTAATGTGAGCAAGGTCACACCTCCAAAACTTGTAAAAATCAACACCAACCCGTATAATTAATATATGGACCTAAGTACACTAACCGAATATCTAAAGATACACCTAATCAGTATCCAACAGGACTATGATAAGTTACCTGACGGAGACACACATTCTGTTGCCCACCTTAATGGACAACAACTAGCCATTAACCATATACTAAGAGTAATCAATGACTGAGAAGTATCCTTTCATACCCGAATATTTGACAAAGGCTTTAGAAGATACATCTATACCTCTAATTGACCTAATGCACGGCTACCTTAAACAAGAAATGCTGGACACTGAAGAACTAATGAAAGATAACAATGACAGATTTTTTCAGGGATATATAGAAGCCTTGACAAACTGCTATGTCATGACCTATAATTTATCTATAGACCGTAAAAACATAGAGGAGACCCAATGACACCACAAGAAATGTTAGAACAGATGATTGACAAGGCTACTTTAGATTTCTTGGAGATAGCCAAGGAAGAGGAAGACGGCGACTTTGGAGATGCAATGCTATCTATGGAACGCACAGAGGCTAATGGTTTTCTAGAAGGTTTGTCAGTGGCATACCATATAATCTTTGATAAGGTATATACCTCACCAGTAGGATTGGATAACTAATGCCTAAGTGTTTAGATTGCAATAACACCACAAGATTTTGGTATCAGGAATTAGGAAATAAACTTGGTATCTATAATGAAGACGGTACCCTTGATGATGTAGAGGACGACTACTACGATGAAGTAGAAGGTGGCACTTGTGCTGAATGTGAATCTGCAAACATTGAGGGGAAGTTATAATGGATAACTTTATTGAAATGACAGAAGACGAATGGATTGCTACATACAAACCAATCAAAAATCATATAGATACAAATGCTTCTTTTAATGGAGAGATGTTTGAGACATATGGAGAAGAAGTAGAGTTTGTTAAAGCCCAAGATGAGAATCGCATTTGGATGTATGGAGACGGAGACGACGGTGGGGGATATGTATGGTCTGGTTGGGGATTTGTAAATAGAATAGGATACTTTATCACTGAGGTTCCTTTCCCTGATAATACTACTATACAGGTTCAACTTACCATACCGTTTTATTGTTGTGAGAATTGTGACTCAGAACTAGAAGACCCTGATAATCTAATTAGAGATGCCTTTGATGAGGCAGACTTGCAAAAATGCCCTAAATGTGCTACGATTGATGAAATGACCCTAGTTGAATTGGAGAAGTAAATGATAGAAGGACTCGAAATAGCAGGATATTTTTCAGTAGACTCAGGACAAGCAATGGTAGGCGACCCCTGCTATCTAGATGATTGGGATACTAATAAAAATGATGAATGGAATCTAGAAGGTAAAGAAGGAGAGTATTCTTATCATGGTTCTAGTGCTACTACACTAACAGACTCATTCGGACAACTAGGCAACTCTACTGCCGTAGTATTTCAAACGGGATATGGAGACGGACTCTACCCTGTATATGTTAAGTTAAATGATGATAATCGTGTTTCAATGGTTGTCATTGACTTTGAGGATAATGTAGAGGTAAACAACTAATGGGGGCACGTATTAACTTTGTCTTCAAAGACCGTGAGGGCCGCCCTGCAGTAGTCTTATACAGTCACTGGGGCCAAGATGAATGGCAACGAGACATAGCAATGGCCCTAGACCATGCCCGTCCTAGATGGGGTGATGAGTCTTACTGTACACGTATGATTATTAGTTATTTAATGCAAGATAGCATTCTAGATGAAACTGGATTTGGTATTTATGCTATTAATGATACATTATCTACCCTAGGAGATCAAACCGTTATAATTGATATCATTCAAGAAACTATTATTGACGGTAATACTAAGGTAGACTGGGACTTATTTGTACAGGCATACAAGCCTGTCGCTGCGCTAGTGGGGGGGTAGGGTCACTCTCGCACTTACGGTGGGGGGCCAACTGTGGTGGGTTGCTCCCCACCTTCTTTTTTGGTATAATAGTAAAGAGAGGAACTCATGTATAAAATTACTAGAAATAATGTAGCCACTAATGAAGAAAAGATTGCTAAAAAAATATCGGTACTTTTATCAGATTTCACTATTGACTTAGAAAAGGTTGGATACTATTTAGCAAGAGCGACACCCTATTTACTTTTTTGCAGAAGCCTAGAAGTATTAGAGTCAGCACAATTTCAGAAAGACACCATTGAACAACAGAGAATAGGATATGATAATGACAGACTTTTTTATTAAGTGTCAGATTTTAGGGGAACTATATGAAAACTATAAAGAAGAGTTTGAAGATTTAATTGAAATAAATGACATTGGTTTTCCAATAGCATATCTAAATACACAAAACCTAGTTATACCAACTTCTCCAGGAATGAGATATGTAGAAGAGGCATGGGATATGCTATTACTAGACCTTGTGGTTGAAGATAAAGGTTTTGAAGATTTAGATGATTTGTTGGTTTTTGCAAACTATGAATGAAATCTAGCCCTGCGGGGCCGGGATTTTTTATAAAATTTTAAACCATCAAACCATATTTCCTAAAACCTTATTACGAAGCATCCAAATTTTTTCCCCAAACCTCATCTGCTATACTTGAACTATGGCTAATTTTGAAACGGTATGTGGAATTCTAGGTGAACTACACTTTAACTATGGTGATAGTAAAGACTTTAGAGGTTTTGTAGAGTTTAATGATCTTGGCCTTCCCCTGGCTTTTTTAATAAATGAAGGTTTGGTAGTAGAGTTATCAGATGATGGACGCAGGTATGTTATAGATACCTTTGATATGTTTGTTGCTTCCCTCAAAGTAGATCCTGATGACATCATGGACGGCATGACGCTTGATGAACTTTTGGAAATCGCTGCAGCATCCCAAACATAAAACCTTACAAGACATTACGAAGCCCTAAAAACTTTTCCCCAATCATCGACAAACCTTCAAACCTTCATGCCAGGATATAAGGTTTGTTATTCCTATAGAGGTATTACGAACTCTCTTTATTTATCCCCCGCCCTGCAATCAATCTAAGGATATTTAAACATCCTGCAGCGGGGGATCAAAAGATATACCAAACCACACAGTATAAAACACATTACGAATAACATATATTTTTCCCTGGTTTTCTAGATATTTATCAAACCTTTCAAACCTTTATATGATTTAATTGGACATTTTCTCCACATTTGTGTAGGGTTTTAGAGTTGACAAATGGAAGGTTTGGGAGTATAATGCCAGGGTTTGTAAGGTTTGACAATGTAAAGGTTTTATGATAGGAGGTTTTGGGGTGTGAGGTTTGAAGGTTTTGGGGTGTGAGGTTTGTCCGTTAGACATTACGAACGCATCTGTATAAATGCTCCATTCCCCACTTCACTCCACTTTCCTCCACTTTAAGATAAATCTAAAAAATATCAGTAACATTTATCCTGTGGATAACTATCCTAAACCTGTGGATAACTCTATCAAACCACGCCTTCCTCCTGTGGATAACTTCATCAAACCTCTGCATAAACCTGTGGATAACTATCAAACATATGTAATAGATATGTTCTATAACCTGTGGATAACTCCTAGAGTTACTCTGATAACTTTGTGATATTATGGGTATATGAAACCTTTTCTGATCATTATGCTTGGCCTATTTCTATTCTTAAATTACATGGCTTATCTCCAACAAATCCGTATGAGTGGATAAAACCAGGGTATATAAACCTCTGGCTATCTGGCATATGGGGCTATAAGGCTATCTGGCTATAGGGTTTGTATCTTATACTGGGGATTATGATGTCTTGACTTTCCCCCGATTTTTTGATATGATGGTTTAATGAAGCAATGGAAGCAAAGAACCTGGTTTCAGGCTCCCGATGGCACAAAAGGATCTAATGCCTTAGTTGCTAAAGAGGCTGGAGTTACTACTGGAACAGTTACCAATGTATTTAGTTATCCTGAAAAAGTAATACCAGAGACTAAAAAAAGGGTTTTAGAGGCAGTTAAAAAACTTAACTATACCTACAATGTAATGCCAACAATGAAAATGTGTACTGTCTGTAAGGTTGCCAAACCATTTGAAGATTTTTATGATGGCTATAAAGCCAAGAAACAAAGAGATGTTACAAATAAAAAATATCTTCATTCTAGATGTAAAGATTGCGATCATGCCAGAGTTAAGGTCTATCATAAAAATAATAGGGTTAAAGTTAGAAAACAACAGTTAATTTCTCATAGACGTAGAGAGTATGGGCTAACTGAAGAAGAATACAATAATATGGTTTTGTCTCAAAATAACATGTGCGCTATCTGCAATAAGCCTAATGATAGAACCTTACATATAGACCATGAGCATGTAACAGGCAAGGTTAGGGGCTTGCTATGCTCTAACTGTAACCTAGGTATAGGACTGCTTCAAGAAGATCTTATTATTCTTAATAGGGCTATTAAGTACTTATCTTGATATACCGTGCAAAAGTAGGCTGTTAACCAATGGTGCCCGTGTAGGGCAGTGGAAGGTTTGTTACTCTATTATCGCCGAACATTAAAAACTTGACAACTTATCCTCCAAATGGTATGATAGATATATGACACACGATGAATTGCTCGAATTCATAAATAGCCCAACCTGTCGGAATAGTCGAACCTTAGAGACTCCATACGCAGCCCTTCGTGCAGTAGTGGAATTGCATAAGCCTTCTTTGGTAAATGCCGAAGAGTGCGAAACTTGCACACTACACACAGATTATTCTGACAGGTATATTGCTTATCCTTGCGAAACCATTCAAGCCATAGAAAAGGAGTTAACGTGAGTAGCATAGATACTTGCTGGAATTGCGGTAACTCTGATATTGAAGCAATAGAAAAAGTTGCTCTGGCAATTCAACAAAGACATGATAATGGATCTTACTTTGATAAGCAATGGTCAAACCATCATGGACTAATGCGTTGCGATTGTGTTGAATTAATACGATTTATAAGGAACTTAAAATGAAACTACACTATGGGAAAATGACTGCCAACTATTCTTTTGGGGTATATGTTCATGACTGGGGATACCCTATTAAACATGAATGGGAAATTGGCTTATACCTGTTCCATTGGTATATAGGAATAGACTTTTTTAAATGACCTGTACAAAATATGGCTGTAACTATGAACTAGACCTTGATGGTAAGGTAACTTGTACTGTATGTGGTGCAATGGATGATGATATGAGTCCAACAACATTAGATATGTTTGAGGCTCAGGTAGATTTTGAATGAAGCGTTGTATACATGTATATAAAATTGTGCATGAAGACATATGTTCACTATGTGGTAGGGACACCCATGAAACAAACTGGGTACAAGAATTAAAATATAGACGAGAGTATGTAGAAAAAGTGGGCTTATTCTATAAACGTTCTGTGTGGTGGAGTATATAGGTTATAATAGGCTTATGCCATGTATACATTATAAAGCAATTAGTGTGGTAGAATGTATATATGAATGAAAAATTAATTGAACTATTAAAGGCTCTTCTTGCAGATACTGTAGCCTTAAAGTTTAAAGCACATGGATACCATTGGAATGTTGAAGGAGATGATTTTCCTCAAGCACATGCTTTTTTTGAAATGATTTATAATGATTATGAAGAAGCAATTGATGGCTTTGCAGAAAACCTTCGTCGTTTAGATACATATGCTCCATTTAAACTTTCACGTTTTGTAGAACTATCAAAGAATGTAGCAGAAACTGATGTTAATTCTGATTTTGTAGTAATGGCTGGCGATCTTCTTATATCAAATGATGCAGTTTTAGTAGTTTTAAAAGATACATTTGATGTGGCTGATATGGCTCGTGAACAAGGTGTTGCAAACTTCCTTGCAGAACGTATTGATCAACATCAAAAATGGCATTGGCAACTTAAGGCAGTTACTAAGCCTTCAATGAATTAATAATTATGTCTACAATAGTAGATATTGATGGAACACTACTAAGTAACGGTACACAACCTATTCAAAGAGTAATTGATTATGTAAATTCACTTCCAGGTTCATTAATAATTGTAACTGGAAGAAATGAATCTCAAAGGTCAGAAACAGTTAAAGCATTACGAGCAGCAGGTGTTAAGTACTCTCGTCTTATTATGAATCCTGGTTCTAGTTCTGATACCGCTAAATATAAATATGAAGTAGGTCTAAAACTTAAAGGATCAGTTAATCTTGCTATTGATAATAATCCTACTATGAGAGCAGCATATGCTAAAGCAGGCATACCTACAAAAGATCCAGCAACTTTACCAGATATGAAGAAGTTTTGGACAATCTAATTGTCTTTGTCTAAAAAAGAAACACAGGCTCTTCAACAACAATATTTCAATAAAGTAAAATTAAATAATAAAGAACAATGGAGCCTATGCTATATATGCTCTAAGCCTAGATATAACTTTACTACTGTAGAAAATATATCTATGCCTGTGTGTGAGGAACATTCTTGACATACCGTTCAAAAATTGGTAGACTTAGTATATGCAAACTTTTTTGCCAGATAAAGATTATAAACTCTCTGCCCAAACCCTAGATAATAAGCGACTCAATAAACAGATCCTAGAGGGCTATCAGATACTCAAAGTATTATCAGGTGCAACAGAGTCAGGGGCTTGGCGTAATCACCCTGCAGTGCTCATGTGGAAGGGCTCAGAGACCCATCTTATGAACTATGTCAACCATATGGTAAATGAGGCAGACATTCGTGGCATCAAGACAGTTAACAATGTATTAAACCTAAAAATTTTAAAAGCGGGGTTTGGAAAAATGTGGGGTAAAAATAAACCTATTTGGCAAAAACCAGAACATATCTCTCGTGTTATAGAAAGCCATAGGGCTAATCTTTATAGGAAAGATTCTATTATCTATGCCGAGTATCAACTCAATACCGCCGATCCATGCTGCGAAAAGTGTTTATATTATTGGCCTACTCATAAAGAAAGACAAACTTGACAAACTTGTTATCAAACTGTATAATGGATATATGAGCATAGACGAAATGACATTACGAGAAGAGATTGCCAAGGCTATTGAAAATATTTCTTTGGGAGAAGATAATGACCAACTAAATGCATTAGGTATGCGTATGCTTGCAGCAAAAGTTGCAAGGGGAGAAAATAACTACATGACAAACATGTTTAAAAGCAAAAATGACTTTGAATAAAAACGAATGCTTAAAGTGTGAAATATCATACAAAGATCCTCTATTCTGGGAAACTCATCAAACAATGAGCGATAACAAAATTTGGTGTGCATATGCCAAAAGAATGTAACCATACTTGGTATATGCGTGAACTTGGTATACAGTGTACTAAGTGTTTAATTCTTTGGGAGAACAATGAAAGAACCTAAGATAATCCAAATGGATTGGCGATCATTAGGCTATTGGCCTGTTTGGAAAAATGGAAAGAAAGTGTGGGTACCTAAAAATGATGAATCATTCAACAAAGATTCAAAGAACTAAGATATGGCCATTACGATGGATAGGTAATTTTCTTGGTGGCTATGCAGTTAATCATTTAGTTAAATGTTTTGATTACGATGAAGATGATAAATTGGAGTTTGCTTATAAATACCACGCAAAAATGTGGAAGTACCTCAATAAACCTTATGAACGTTGGGGAACATACTATAAACTAGACTTGGACGGCTGGAAGAAAGAACTAGATAAGATAAAAGAAAATGTACAGAATCAGAATTGGGATGACTATGATGAAGATGGCATAGCATATTGGGAAAAAGATGAGTAGAACACTTATTTGTCCAACCTGTAATAAAGAATGGGAACTTCGTTGGGGAATCTTTGCCCATGAATCATTATCTAGACATATGAGGGAACATGATTAATCTTGAGATCCCTGATCCATTTGAAACTTTTGTATCAAAAAAATATATTAATTATAAAGGGTATGTACATGATTTTTTTATTAGAGAATGGTCTTATAGGTGTTTAACTTGTAAGGATAATATGTCTGCTCCATCCCGCAAAATTATGACAAAGATTAGATTATTTCATACAAGAAATGAGTGCACGGGTGGATATTAATTACTTTATTGCAATAAACCTTCAAACCTGATAGAATGGATACATAAGGAGAAGTATGTTTTGTAATTATTGCGGGAATAGATTAGAACACGGTGATTGTAATTATTGTAATGATAATAACAATGCCCTTAGAGAATTTGAGGAAGAAGATGATTAATGCTTTAGTTTTAATCCCTGCATTTATTGCTGGGTATGTAGCATGTTATTTTGTTATGACCTATAAGGTCAAATAAATTAAGGTTTGTAGCAAATGTGGGCTTAACTTAGATAAGTCCTTTTTCTCTCCATCTTCTGGTGGGAAATATTTAAGGCCAGAGTGTAGGTCTTGTGCTTCCAAATTAGCAAAGCAAAGGCTAGAACTAAGGAAGGTTTGGGGATATCCAGAAGAAGATCACATATGCCCTATTTGTTTAAAAAATGAACAAGAACTCAAGGGTACTGGAGGAAATGCTAGTATCTGGGTAGTAGATCATGACCACATAACAAATAGTTTTAGAGGACATATATGCCACAATTGTAATCGTGGTCTTGGTGTATTCCAGGATAATGTTGATAGATTAGAAAGAGCAATTAGTTATCTAAGTTCGGAGCGGTAGCCAAGTGGTAAAGGCATCAGCCTTATATGCTGAAGATCGTGAGTTCAACCCTCACCCGCTCTACCCCTAAGTATGCCCTGCGGTTTCTACCCGCTTGAAAGGCTAACGGATACATGCAGGTTCAATCCCTGTCTTAGGGACTTTGGTTCAAATCTATATGATATAATTAAACTATGCCATATAAAGATCCAGAAAAACAAAAAGCAGCGCAGAGTGCTTGGTATAAAAAAAATAAAGAATTAACATATTCAAGATCTTTAAATAGCAAAGAAAAACGTAAAAACATAGTTAGAGAAATAAAAGAATCTTCTCCGTGTAAAGATTGTAATATTTTCTATCCATACTATATTATGCATTTTGACCATATGGATTCATCAAAAAAGATTGATAAAATTTCTTCAATTATTCATACATCCAGTTTAAGTAGTATTTTAAAAGAAATAGAAAAGTGTGAACTTGTCTGTTCAAATTGTCACTCTAAAAGAACATGGAAGCGTCAGCACGGACTGATGCTATAATAGATAAAACAAAGGGGTAATGTTGGCTAACATAGTTTTTTTAGGTAATTTTGAAGTGTCTTATAGTAGTGAGAATCATCATGCTAGTAGTCTAGAGTCTTTAGGCCATACCGTGACAAAACTGCAGGAGCGTAAGGCTAAGACACAAACCATCCTAGAAAAAGCATTAGACTCTGACCTATTTATCTGGGTACACACACATGGCTGGGAAACTAGTGGAAACATCACAATGGATCAAGTTCTTAACAAACTTAACTCTACTGGCATTATTACTATGACATACCACTTAGACTTATGGTTTGGCCTTGATAGACAAAATGATCTTAAGCATGATAGTTTCTATAGAACTATTGGTCACTTCTTTACTGTAGATAAACTTATGGCTGATTGGTTTGATCACAATACCGCCGTGAAAGGCCACTTCATGCCTGCAGGTGTATACGATAAGGAATGTTACATACACCCAGACTATAATACACAAGGCTTTGAGTATGATGTTATTTTTGTCGGTAGCAAAAGATATCACCATGAACATAAGTATCGCCCAGAACTAATTGACTTCTTAAGAAAGACATACGGCAAAAGATTTCTTCATGTTGGTGGAGATGGAGATACTGGAACTATTCGTGGAGATGCATTAAACCGTGTCTATGCTAAAAGTAAGATTGCTGTTGGAGATAGCCTTAACATAGGTTTTGAGTATCCTTACTATACTAGCGATAGGTTATTTGAAAGTACTGGTCGTGGTGGGTTTACTATCTACCCAGAAATTAAGGGGCTAGATCAATACTTTGCACCCGATGAAGTTGTATTCTATAAGCATGGAGACTTTCATGATTTAAGAGATAAGATAGATCAGTATCTTGAAAATTCTTTGGTAAGAGAAAGAATTAGAGTAAATGGTCATACCCGTACAAAGAAAGAACACACATATGTACATAGATGGACCGCAATCTTAGAAGAGTTGGGCATTAAATGAATTGTTTAGTAACTGGAGGAGCAGGATTTATTGGATCCAATCTTGTTGATAAACTTATAGACCTTGGTCATAATGTTATCTGTATAGATAATGAGTCAGCAGAGTGTCATGAGCAATTTTATTGGAATTCAAAAGCAAATAATTATAAATATGATATATGTGATTATGACCAGATAGAGCATTTATTTAATGGAGTTGACTATGTCTTCCATATTGCATCTGATGCAAGAATTCAACCAGCAATCCTAAATCCTAAAAAATCTATTGAGTCAAACTCAGTTGGAACTGCTAATGTACTGGAACTATCTCGCTTAGCAAAAGTAAAGAAGTTTATTTATTCTAGTACATCTTCTGCATATGGCAAGAAAGCAATACTTCCAAATATAGAAACTCAGGCATCTGATCCACTAACACCATACTCTGCTGCAAAAGTCTTTGGTGAAAACCTTGCAAGAGTTTACTACAATCTTTATGGTCTTGAAACTATATCACTTAGATATTTTAATGTTTATGGAGATAGGCAGCCATTAAAGGGTCAGTATGCACCAGTAATAGGTTTATTTTTAAAGCAATACCACGAAGGAAAACCATTAACAGTTGTTGGAGATGGATCTCAGCGCAGAGACTTTACACATATATCTGATATTGTAGAAGCAAATATCCTTTCATCTGAAGCAAGTCATGGTTTTGGTGAAGTATATAACATAGGGTATGGAAGTAACCACTGTATACTTGATCTTGCTAATATGATTTCAAATGATGTTAAGTTTATCCCGTCAAGAATTGGTGAAGTACAAGAAACTCTTGCATCTAACGAAAAGTTTAAAAGTTTAACTGGTTGGACTGCAAAAATATCTTTAATGGATTGGATACAAAAATGAATATAAACTTTGGTTGTGGAAGCATTCAGCCTTCTGATTGGACTAATATAGATATTGATCCTGAATATAAAACAGAACACAAAAATTTACATTTAATTCCAGATAATTCATGTGATATTTTAGTTTCACATGCAACGATATGTGGAATATCTTATAATGAAATAAAACCAACATTATTAGAATTTAAAAGAGTATTAAAACCTTCAGGGATTGTAAGAATTAGTTTGCCAGATATACTTTCTGGATTTGATGCATATAAAAATAACAATATTAACTTTTTCCCAAATTCTGAAGATAGTTTAGATAGACGGTTTTCTGCTTGGTTGACATGGTACTCAACATCAAAATCTTTATTAACATATAAAGCATTAGAATATAAGTTACATGATAGTGGATTTAAAAATATAACAAAAGTAAAATATAAAGAAACTACATTATTAAACCCTAAAGTTTATGAACTTGATACTAGAGAACATGAATTCTATTTTATGGAGGCAATAAAATGACAGAAATGATTAAAGCAACAGTTAATGGTGAATTTGATATAATTCTTCCAAAACATCGTGCAGATAGACCAGATTGGTACCAACCTAATGGATGGGAAAAATTAAGGCTAAAATCAATGCACAATAATATTGGTAAAGGAGATGTTGTTTACTATGTTGGTGCAGAAGAAGGAGAGTTTCCAGCCCTATGTCAAATGTGGGGTGCAGAAGTTGTATTGTTTGAACCAAACCCTAAAGTATGGTCACACTTTCCTATAACTTGGTCTGCTAATAATCTAGAACTTCCAATGGTATGTATTCCTGGATTTGCATCTGATAAGATAAACAATCTTTCACGAATTTATTATAATGAGTGGCCACCAGAAGTTAACAATGTAATTGAAGCAGCACATGGATTTAAAGAATTATATCTTGAAGGAGATACATATGGTCAGATAACTATAGACTCTTGTGTTTATGATCATGGGATTAAGCCACCTACTGCTATTTCATTAGACGTAGAGGGTAGCGAATGGAGGGTGTTAGGAGGGGCTGAGAGGGTGCTTAGAGAGTATAAACCAAAGATTTGGTTATCTGGACACCCTGAGTTTATGCTACAGCAGTGGAATGAAGCATTGCATGATCTTAGACAATGGATAAAAGGATTAGGATATAATGAAACTCTTTTAGATTATCAACATGAGGTACATTTATTTTATGAGTAATTTAATTTTTTGTCCACATACAGATGATGCAATTTTTTCTTTAGGTGATTACATTATTGATAACCCAAATGATGTTTTTACAATTGCATCAGCATTTGCTGGTATACCAAAAGATGAAGTTGGATATAAAAAACATACCATATTAAGACAAGAGCACGATGAAGCATGTGCCATGATAAATGCTAAGGTTATTAATAGTGATCTATTAGATGATGTTTATGGAAAACAAAATGAAAATGATTTAATAGATTGGATAAAATCTATAATTGTAGATTTTGATAATATATATATTCCACTAGGAATACATCATCCAGATCATGTCTTATTATCTGAGACATTGCTTAATTTAATAGAGTCTTTGAATAAAACATATTTTATTTATGCAGAACTTCCATATAAAATTGCATATCCAGAACTATATCAATCAAGATTAAATAAGTTTAAGTCTATTCATAATCTACAAAATATTTCTATTAACTTTACAAAAAATAAAATAAATGCAATAAAAAAATATAACTCACAAATAACTTTTTTTTCTAATAAAACAATAATAGATGAAGATCTAATCAATAACATTGTTGTAGAAGAAAAACTTTGGAAGGTATTAAATTGATATCTGCATACTTGTATTCTCATGATGGACAAAACTATGCAAATGACAAATGGGATTATGGATTATTAAAAGAAATATTTGATAAGCATGAAGTAGATCAAATAAGGGTTACAGAAATTCCAAAAGGTGATAAAGCCTTTGTTGTAATTCCTGGACCACAAACTGCTGGCAATGAAGAATTGTTATCTAATGAATTGAATAAACTTTCTAGAGTTGTTTTATTTATTAATGGAGACGAGAATGCTAGGTTTGATGTAAGTAAAATTAGACATTCTAATATTGAAATATGGATTCAATACCCTCATGAAAAGCATGATCAATATAACAAGATGCCAATTGGAGTTCCACAACACTTAAAAGATAACGTTCCAGAGTATAAAGAAAAAGAGTATGATGTATATTTTGGGGGACAGATAACGCATCAAAGAAGAAAAGAATTATCCTTAATTATGCCAAAACTAAAAAATTCACTCTATGGACCAACAAAGGGATTTTCCCTAGGAGATACACCAAAAGATTATTATGCTAAACTTGCAAGTGTAAAGATTGCTCCTTGCCCATCTGGGGCAGCAGTAATAGATACATTTAGATTTTTTGAGGCAATAGAATTATTGACACTTCCAATTGCAGACAAACTAGATCCATCAATGACAGAAACAAAATTTTATATTAAAATGTTTGGTCCTGAATTTCCTGTTGAATCTGTAGACAATTGGAATAATATTGAAAAACTTCTTCCAGAATTATTAGAAAATTATCCAAACAATATGCATAGAGTTGTTTCTTGGTGGATTAAATATAAAAGAGATCTGGGTATTAAAATAATGGAGCAATTAAATGCATAAAAGAGATATAACTATTGTTTTAGTAACCTCTGTCTTGCCATCTCACCCAAATACAGACATCATTGATGAAACAATTAAGTCTATTAGATTTCATTTTCCAGATAATGAAATAATTATGCAGATTGATGGATTAAGAAGAGAACAAAATCACCGCAAAGCAGACTATAATGAATATAAGAGTCGTATTTTGTGGAAATGTTTGCATGAATATAAAAATGTTCTGCCAATGGTTTTTGAAAGTCACATCCACCAAACAGGAATGATGAGACTAACAATGCCAGAAATAAAAACATCATTGATTCTTTATATTGAGGGAGATGCTCCTCTTACACTTGACCCCATTGATTGGGAAAAGTGTTTAGATATGATTGAATATGGCAAAGCAAATACTATTCGTTTTCATTTTGAGGCTTTCATTCCAGAACCTCACAAACATTTAATGCTTGGTTTAGAAGATGGGTTCTTGAAGACTGCTCAATGGAGCCAACGTCCACACCTAACAACAAGAAGTTATTATAGAGATATTGTTTTGCCATCATGTGACAAATTCTTTTTTATAGAAGACACTTTTCATGGAGTAGTTCAAGATGATATTTTGCCATATGGAATTTTTAATAAAAATGGATGGGATATACATAAGTTATGGATTTATCATCCTGAGATAAACATTAAAAGATCTTATCACTTAGATGGTCGTGATGGTCATAAAAAATTTACTACAGATGATAATTTTTGGGGATATAAAGAATGAGACTAGGAATTATAGCAAGATCTGATAATACTGGCCTTGGTAATCAAACCAGAGAACTGGTAAATATGCTAAACCCTGACAAAATTTTACTCATTAACTCAAGTTTTTTTAATCAAAATGAACAGCATCCCGAGTGGTATGCAGGCTATAACTGCATTACGACAGACAGAGGATTTCCTAGACAGGGGGAAATAAAAGCATTTTTACAAAACCTTGATGTTGTTATTAGTTGTGAAACATTTTACTCACAACAGTTTATTGATATGGCTAGGTTTGCTGGTATAAAAACTATTCTTCAATATAACTATGAATTTTTAGGTAATTTACAACATCAAGACTGGTCATTACCCGATGTATTATTGGCTCCAAGTACTTGGCATATAAATGATATTAAAAATTTATATGGTGATAGATGTGAAATTATTCATCTACCGCCGCCGACTGACGCAGAGTTATTTAAAGATGTAAGAAATATAAATGCACAAGACCATAAAAGAATTCTTCATGTTGCTGGCAAGGCAGCAGTTAAGGATCGTAACGGAACAGAAACCGTTATTAAGATGCTTAATTATTCACGGGAAGATTATAAATTAGTTATTAAAACACAAACACCGTTAGAGATTAAATCAACAGATGAAAGAATCATTATACAAACCGATAATGTTGTAAACAGGCAGGATCTATACTCTGGTTATGATGCAATGGTATTGCCTAGAAGGTATGCTGGTTTATGTCTACCAATGAATGAGGCATTAATGAGTGGTTTACCAGTCTTTATGCCTAGGGTTTCTCCAAACACAACTGTATTGCCAGATGAATGGACACTAGAGGCTGAAAAAATTGATATGTTTAAGGCTAAAGCAACTGTAAATGTTTGGTCAGTTAATCCTAAATCACTTGCTAAACTTATTGATAACTATATTGTTAGTGATAAAGAAGCAATAAAAACAAAAGCCTTTGAGTTGGGGTTTGAACATTTTTCAAGAGAATCACTAAAAGAAAAATATATAAATATAATTAACTCTTAAAACAAAAAAGCCAGCCTATTTCTAGACTGGCAATTCTGTAAGTAAATATTACTTCTTTGGTGCTGCTTTCTTAGCAACCTTCTTAGCGGGTGCCTTAGCAGCCTTCAGAGCCATGCCTACGGCCTTAGCATCTGGCAATAGACCAAAAGCCTTGTCGTTAGGATTGATTGCTCTAATTGCAACGGGTGCAATTGCTGCAACAAGTGCAGTCCAAAGATCCTTTGGATCCGTCACTCCTGCCATGTATAGTGCAAGGCCTGATGCAAGGACTGAACGTCCGTATGACGCAAGTAATGCCTTTAATTGTTCTGTGTTCATTTTTCCTCCTAGGATAGAACTTTAATTAGTATAGCATATCCAGCCCATAGCCCTACAATTCCTGCGACTCCCGCAAAAACTGGTGGTGCTGGTACTGGCAATTTGAATGCAGCAAATATTATGCCACATCCAAAACCTGTTAGTATTGATAATAATATATCTTTCATTGTTTTATTTCATCCTCTGGAAGTAGTGTTTTTAATTCTTTATATGCTTTTGAAATATTTTTCATAGAAGGATAGTCTGGCCTTGACATAGATAGTACCTCTCCATATTCATCAAAATGTGATACATCTGCATCAACATCATTAACAAACTTAGTTAATCCTTTTTGTACATTTTCAATATATGAAAAAGCCCAATCCCGTGAGTCAGAAAGAAATTTAATAAAGTTTTCTTTATGTATTGATTCATCTGAGTCTTCTTTTGTTTTTATAGATTTTGTTAAATCAACATATTCTTGAAGCAAAGTATTTTCAATAAAAAGTTTTGCAATATCTTTTTTAAGTTTAACAGATTGTCTTAAAACTAAGAAATATGACAATGCAAAGCAAACTGACAATGTTATAAAAACAACAATAAAAATATCTTTCATATCCCCACTCCACATGTTTTAAGTATATCCTAATACTACAGTTTTGTCAAACTATAAAAATCTTTAAAGTTAGTATTAGTAAAGATCTCATACTCTGCAAGAGATCTAATGTTCCCAGCACCAAAAATTCCCTCTTCTTCACCACAAAGTATTCTTTTTTGTTTCTTATATGATATTTCTTCTAACTCTTTCCAAGATAAACCTCTTAGATTTCTATCTCCCCAAATCTTATAGTATCCACCACGAGAATAAAAATGATAAACAATATTTTTTGCAGGAGAATAAATATCCCAGCCTCTAGTCCAAGCCCTCATAGCAAAACAAATTTCTTCACCAAAGAAACTTAGATCTGGATCGTATGGAAGTTCATTAACCATTGCACCATAAGAAAACATAAAACCACCAAGAACGGTCTCTGATATTTCTGGATATTCTTTTATTCTATTTGCAAACTCAACTCTTTCTGCTGTCCATTGATGTTTTCTATTTAATGCTATTTTCTGTCTAGTTGGATATGACTTTATCTTTGGATGTTTTTTTATTAAATGCATACCGCCATTACTTTCTGGCTCATATGGAGCAGGGAAATATGAAAGAATGACAGATGAGTGACCAGAAATATTTTTAGCCTTTTCTAGTTGATCAATAGATATAAGGTCCCAGTCTTTTTGAAACCTTGTATGTGAGTCAACTTGAAGGAAATAGTCTTGATTGGAGTATAGTTCCATGGCTTTTGCTCTTGCATACCCAGCACCTCTGGCTTCTTTAGAGTGCATAGTTACTAGAGATAAGTTTGGAACTGAGTCAAAGTTTGGCATTTCTAGTGGCAAGCCCTGATAAATAACACCAAAGTATAGGTTTTCTGGATTGCTGGCATTGTCAATAGCACTTTTAATAGTCCATTCAAGTTCTGGATCACGAAAAGATGCTATAGATATAAAGATTGTCATTTAATAGCCTCTCTTGTAACTAACACTATTGCGCCTTCCATTTCTAATGCTTTTTTTGCATTTAATACATATTGTAATGCCTGTATTTTGTCATCATGAACCATCTTTGCAAATACATATTCATCTAATTTAATTGTTAAAAAATGTTCATTATCAATTAACTCTACCTTAAAGTTCTTTGGAGGAAGAATAGAATGAAAAGCCCTACGCATTTGATCTGTGTACAATTATGTCTCCATTGTCAATGATTGCCATGTATTAGCCCAATCTTGCTTTGTTTTATGTTTATTAAATTCTCTAGATATATTTCCTAATTCAAGAAATACACCACCCCAAACACCATATTCTTTGCCAGAAACACCAACAGCAAAACATGTTGTTGATACTGGACATCTTTGGCACATTGAGTCTACAATTGAACGGACATCAATGACTTCTTCATACTTATCAAAAAATATATTAGTATCAAGGCCAAGGCAGGCTGCTTCATCTTTCCATAAATGTTGTTTCATTTACTGACCGTATTTGTTTGGAATATCCCAACCATTACGATTAAGGTTAAAGGTTTTTTGTAGATACCATGCATTTTTTACACGTACCCCGCTTGGCGATGTTCTGGCAAGATCTGACCTCTTACGCTCTACAACATCCCAACCTATCCATGCTAGTTCTTTATTTTTTGAAACAATTTTTTCCATATGTGCTAATGAATTGATTATCATGATACTCTTTCTATTAATAACGGAATATTCCAACTTCTACATTTTTTAATTCTGCAGAATGGACTAATTTTGATACAGATTGTTTTGGTTTACTTAAGAATGCAAAATAGTTTATTTGTTCCATATTTTCTTGAACCCAAGATTCTGGAACTTTATAAAACTTTATTTTACGACCCCTGGCTTTCATGCCTCGTTCTGAAAGGTTTGAGAATTCTGAAACAAAAGAATTAATTCTTACAGGCCCAACGGAATAAATTGTAAATTCTTTTTCATCACTTTTCATTCCCGATAGGGCAACGCTCATTGCACGAAGAAATAAGTTGTAGTCATCAAACTCGTTAGTTCCTTGCACCGCCACTATCATTTTTTCTCCCACCATTTAAGTTATCCAGGATGAATAACATTTTATTTACTTCTTTTTGAGACATTGTTGATATGTCTATTGGTTTTCCAGTCTCTGGTTTAACTTGACCATTATCTGTATCACCAACATAGAACATATTATTAGATACCCAATATGCTTTTTGATCTATTATAAGAAACTTGGTTGTTTTTTTATCTTTCCAAATTTTAGATTGGGAAGAAACAGCCTCGTTATCAAAAATATCTCTAAAGAAAAATTCTTTTAACATATTGTGCATATCACTTTGACGATACAATGTTTTATTAAAAGATTTTTTTTCTTTTTTACCTATTATTATAAGTATAGAGGAAAACATAGCCAATGTCAAGCCAACAATTAAGGCAATCTCCATTGTTTCTCCTAATTATTTAGTTATTTTTTTTGGGAATATTATTTTTTTCTAATGCTGGCTCTGTAGGCAAAACCCTAGTAAGTTTTAACTGTGCTTGTAACAAGTTAAACTCCAGATCTGTTGCCCTTTGTTTATAAAATATAACTAACTGTTTTACTTCTTCAATTGTTAAATCTTCCATAATTTATTTCCCCCTTATGCTAAATGGACTTCCTTGCCATAGTTTTTCTGTCTTACTTTTTTCTCTGTTTACTATTGCCCTACTCCAAGCAAACCCTGCATCTCCACCCCAGGCTAACCACATGATCTTCCCATTAGATGGATTCTCTGCATTATCAAAATCTTTTCCTTTTTTATCTACTTCGTGACGGGAAAAAAACGAATACATTCTTTTAACTGTATCAAGAGACATGGATGCACCATTTACAATATCTGTTGCTCTACCCCAACCTACTGGAGTTCCAGCACCTGTTGCTTTACCATCTTCTTTATACTTTAAGGCACGTCTTGCAGCGGCCTTCATTCCATCATTAGGAGAGTATGTATCTGCCATTATTTATCCTTCTTTGGATGTTTTACTTCATATGGACCAAGAATAGATTTAATTGTACCGTTTTTGTTCATGCGTACAATCTTTCCGTCCTTAATTTGTGTTGCATTAAATGATTGTGCTTTTTTCTTTGGCATTATTTTAAAAATCCATTCCAAAAATTATCTGATCCTAATTCTTTTTCAGACTTATATGTTCCACCACGACGTTTATATTCAGCAACTACCCAAGCATTTGCATAGGCAGATGGATAAACATCAAACTTATCTTTTGCTGCCTGTACAACTCTTGCATAAAGTTTTGGATTTGATGGATTGCTACCACCACTGCGTGGTTTAATAATATTTTCATAGTTTGGCTTTGCTTTGCCAATTGATGAATCATACATTGCCATTGCAACTTCTGAATTCATAGAATTATTATTTTGAAGATCTGGAATAAATAATGGTTCAATTTTTGTTACCATAGAGGCCTTTACACCAATTAAATATTCAGTTTCATCCCAACCATAGTCTTCCTCAAATTCAAGAATACGGACTAAGACTACTGGCTCTTCTGTTGAGGCTTTTAATGAATAGTCAGAGTATTCTATTCCAAACATGCCATCCACCATCACATACTGAATAATTCCAACATATGTTTCATCTTCTCCTGTTGTAATAACAAAATCACCTTCTACAGGCATTGACTTTTCTAGGCTTGTAATAACCCTATATTCTCCTACTGGCTTACCTACTGGCATAGCAATCCTCCTAGTTTATACATTGATTATATCAGACTTTACTTTAGTAATAATCGCTTGACTTCTTCTAATGCCCAGATTTCAGGCTTAGTAAGTTTAGAAATCTCATTTTTATCTAGTCCTTTTTCAGATATAGTCACTATTGGATCTGGTAATAAAAGGTCAATATTTACATACCCTTTTTCCCATAAATTTAATAGATTATCATTGACTGTCTTAAGATGATCTTCATATAAATCTGGCATAACTTCTTTCATTTTAGAGGTTATAGCATAAAGAAATTCTCCATTTTCAGAGTCTAGTCCAGCAACCTCTAAGGCCCCTTTAAGTATAAGATTATTTATTAAATCATCTTCGTTGTTATTCATATTTAATTAATTCCTCTAACTGTTGCCTTGTCTTTGCACCAGTTACACGGTGAATTTCTTTGTTATTTTTCATTACTACAAAAGTAGGAACAGATTTAATCTCAAAATCTTGAGCCATCTCAATTTCTAAATCAACATCAATAATAAAAAATTTAGCCATTGTTTGTTCACGATTTAAGTCTTCAACGATTGGCTTTGTTTGTTTACACGGACCACACCAATCAGCAGTAAAATAAAGAATAATATTCATTACTTACCTGATTTTAATCTAGCCTTTTTAAGTGCCTGGAAATCTTTAACTTTAGTATCGCCAAGGTAACCCCAAGCATAACCATCATTAATCATTTTATCATTGATAGATATTGTATCTCCATTAACATATACCCAGCCTAAGATACGACCATACTTTTCAGATGAGTCCATTTTTTCAGTCTTAATTACAACAGACTTAGCATCCTTTAGAGCCTTCTTAAGGTACTCTTTGGCCTCAAGACCAAGAGCCTTTTCAGCAAGATCCTTTGTCCTAGACTCAGGGGTATCAATACCAGCCAATCTTACACGGGACTGAAATAAAATATCAAACCCTAAATCAATAAGAACGTCAATGGTATCTCCATCTACTACGTTCTCTACTTTTCTAACATAATACTCATACATAATCTTTATCCTTTAATTTATTTTGAACCAATTTATCTCGTTCGTCTATAACCGTAAGAGCAAAAGACATCATCTTTTTATATCCACCTGAATCATTCATAATCTTATTATAGTGATGCCCACAAAACATTAAATCTCCAGATATTCCAGTTACTTTAACCAGTGCTTCTGATGGACAAGAATCACAACGATCTGTTGCTTTTAATAGCCATTCTTTTTCTGCAACATCTTCTGTAATTGTCATATTCATATTATACTGCTACTTTCTGTTGTCGGTTGAGTAAAATCCAGTACCGTTAAATATAGCGGTAGGTGCAGACCATTGCCTTGTCATTGTTTGATTACAACATGATGGTTCTATATCTTCACCATATTCTCTTTTGAATTCAGTAGATATTGAACACACTGTGCATTTATAATCATAAACTGGCATTACTTGCTCTCTAATACTTTAAGTGTAATTGCGTCTACAATGCCATTTGCAGAAAGTTTTTTTGATAATTGAAAAACCTTAACAGCCTTTTCAGTACTTGGACCAAATTCACCATCTGACTTAATACCAAGAAGTGTTTGAACATTCTTTACTTCCTGACCTTTTGATCCAAACTTTAATGGTTTAAATGGTTGTGGTGCAGACTTCTTTACAGGAGCAGACGTTTTTGCTACAGGTGCTACATTACGTTTTGAGAGCAATGGGGAGTTCTCTTCACCAGCATATACTGGACGGCCCCAGCCAACAACGGCATTAATTAATTTCTTCTTGTTATCTTTTACATAACCACGAGTTTTTTCAACACACATTCCTCCATTGCGTTGATCTCCCTTTGCAGTTCCTGAAGTGTTTCCTTCAATAACTTGGATTGTTCCATCACCATTATTTTTAATGCAAATACCAACATGTGAAATACGATTTACACCATCATCTGGAAAATCAAAATAAATCCAGTCTCCTGCTTGTGGATCATCATTACGTGCATCTGACCAACGACCTTCTTTTTTAAACTGATCTGATGCTGCTACTGTTGACGCAGACTTTGGGAACTTTGAAACTCCCGCTGACATTGCACACCAAGAAACAAATGATTGGCACCATGGTTGAAAGTTAACCTTAATCCATGCACCGTACTTTGTTTCGTTATCTTTAGGACCTTCAATGGTTCCTAACTCTTTCTTTGCAACCTCAATGATTGCTTCTAATGTACCTTTTTGTGTCATTATTCCTCCTGTTTAAATGCTACATTCTATTATATCATTACGAGTCTTTAGATGTCAAACGGTTATATGTTCTTATCCTATGACAATTTGAGCAAACAACCTCACATTTTGCTATCTCTTTTTTAATTGCTGCCCAAGAAAAACCATCGTGAATCATTCTTGAAACATTATATTTTTTATTACTGAGATGATCAAAATCTAAAACAATATGATTTTTTTCTCCACAATCAAAACAACCAGAAGACTCTTTTATTTCCTTTAAGCGTTGCTTAAATTGTTTCTTGCTATAACTTGCCAACTCTTTGTCAGTCATATTAATGCAATTATATCAGAATAATTAAAAGCCCCACACAGGCAATTCACCTGACTTGCGCCACGGTCTCTATCCAATGGGTAACTAATCCATCACTAAGGTCCTGTGTGGGGACATTCTATTATACTACTTTATCTTAATTGTTTTTGGTTTCTTTTCTTCTGGAACAATACGATCTACATTAATATGTAGCATACCATCCTTCATTTCTGCACCAGTTACTTCCATGTATTCTCCAAGAGCAAATGTACGAGTAAACTTTCTACCTGCAATTCCTTTGTGAACAATTTCAGCATCTATTACTTCTACAATTTCTCCTTTAATAATGAGTGTTGCATTATCTACTGAGAGATTAATATCTTCCTTTGAAAATCCAGCAATTGCTAAAGAAATTCTATATGTATCTTCATCTAATTTAAGAAGATCATATGGAGGATATGATTGTGAATTTGTTTTATGTGCTGCATTTAATCGGACTAACTCTTTGTTAAATCCAATAAAAAAAGGATCATTGAATAGATCCATATCTCGTGTTACTACCATTTTATTCCCCTTTCAAGCGAATAAGTTAAATTAGTACCCCCTAACGGCAGGTACATAATAATTATATCATAAGTCTTACAACATGCTCACACGGATCTCCGCCATCTTCCCACTCTTGAATTTCTTCTTCACTCATATACTGAGTTCCACCATCATGAGTATGACAATAAGGGTCAGTTACCCAACCTCTTTCAATACCGTTTCTTAGCCAAATTCCAAACTCTAAGTCTTCTTCATCATTAATCATATTTTAATTATACTCCTAAATGCTTACTATGTCAACTGGACCCATGCAGGATGGATTAAATTTGATAGCAGCGTTGACTGCTTGCATTACTCTATTTCTTGCATTTTTTTGTTTATCTGTTGCATATAAAACACCATAAGCGTACTCTGCTCCAGAACCCATAGCAAGATATGGCAAATTATATTTAGATAAAGACATATCTGAAGAATTATGTTCATATATTTGTCCACGAATACAAATAATTAGTCCAAGATCTCCATCTTTTGATGTATCAATCCAGAACTCATTATAAAATTCTTTTAGTTCTTTAACAAACTTTGTTTGCATAAATCTATCTGTGTCTTTAATGTTAGGAGTAGTTGGTTTAAAGTTATAACGGATTCTTTCTCCGTCCATTGCACCTGCATACCCAATAAGATAAGGTCCTATTTTCCAAACTTTTGGTGATTCAAGTGCTAAGATAGTTTTATCATCTGATGCTCCACGATCTCCAGCCATATAAATTTTATCTTCATGGCGGACAACAGCAATGCAAGTCATGACAAACCCCTCCCAGACTAGGTATATTCAAGTATACCATTGCCTAGAAGGGGTGTCAAGCAAGGTCTAAAATATGGCTAATTAGCCTTTTTGTCTACTGATTTAAATGCATCATTGATTTCTGACAATGATAGCCTTCCATCGTCCAAAAAAGCCCTTGCCAGCCTTTCAATAACAGTGGCTACTCCTAATAGTCCTGCTAATAATACAGCCTGCATAGTTTCAATTCCTACTACGGCTCCTGCTCCCAAGACTGATAGTCCTGATGCTGCGAATACCGCAAGAATTCTCATTAGAATATTTGTTATTGCTTTCTGTGGGTGCTCCTGCTTTGGGGGTTCTACTATTTTTTTAGTTGCCATTATTCATTATCTCTATTTCTAATTGGATACGTAACTGCCCATGCAATTAATGTACATACAATTGCATAACCAACTATTGTTTTTGCAGAGCCATCTAGAACTACCCAAGCAATAAACATACCTAGAAGTGTCCAAAGTTGGTCTATCATATCTTGCATTATTTTCTTTATCATGGTTTTCTTCTCCTTATTCCCTTGGAATCGCCAGAGGCTCCTCCGCCACTTGATCCTCCAGAATTACCTCCTGTGGATCCTCCAGTGGTTCCTGCTGCAGCACCAACAGCACTTAATGCTGCTCCTGTTGCAATAACTGTTGCGACAACCATTTTAGTTGCCTCTTCTCTTTCTCCTGGAGTCATGTCTGCTCCAATGCTTCCAATTGCAGCAAGGGCTGCACCTGGGTCTGTAAATACTGCTTCTAATAGTGCTCCTGCATCTGTAACCAATTCTACATTTGCAGCAACTTCTGCAGTAATAACAAGTGCCTCTCCAGATTCAGAAATTCTAATCTCAATTGGAGTTTCTGGTGGAAGGTCTGAATATGAAACTCCAGATGCTTTAACTTCTTCTGCAGAGATTGATTCTCCTGGTTCTAAATCTGCTATTAATGATGTAACAACTGCAATAATTTCTTCATTTGATAATTCTTTTCCTTGTTTTGCTTCTTCTGCAATCTTAGCAAGTTTTTCCTCTTGAGCCTTATTTGCTTCCTCTTCTGCTTTAGCCTTCTCATCTTCTGCCTTTGCTTTTGCTTCTTCAGCAGCCTTTTGCTCTGCTAATTTATTAGCCTCTTCTTCTGCTTTGGCTTTAGCCTCTTGTTCTGTTTTTAGTTGTTCCTCTTCTGCAAGCCTATCTTTTTCTTTTTGTTCTTCCACTGCTTTTTCAGCAGCAATTTTTTCTGCTTCAAGTCTTGCATCTTCTTCTGCCTTTAGTTTTGCTTCTTCTGCAATTCTTGCTTCTTCTTCAGCCTTTTGTGTAGCCAACTCTGCAGCAATTCTTTTTTCTTCTGCAATCTTTGCAGCAGCCTCTGCTTCTAAACGATCAGCCTCTGCTTTTGCTGCTGCCTCTGCAGCGATGACTGCTAATCTTTCTGATTCAATTCGTGCTGCCTCTTCAATCGCAGCAAGTCTTGCTTCTTCTTGTTCTGCTATTATACGGTCTGCTTCTTGCTGGGCTGCTAACAATGCTGCTGCTTCTCTTTCAAGTCTTGCAACTTCTTCTAATCTAACAATTTCTGCTAACCTAGCAATTTCTGCTAATCTTGCTTCTTCAGCAAGTCTTGCAATTTCTGCTAATCTTGCTATTTCAACAGCAACTGCTGCTAATCTTGCATTTTCTGCATCTATAATTGCTTGTGCTGCTGCTACTTCCGCAGCAACTTCTTCTGCAGTCTTTCCAATTTTAAGTGTAACAACATTTGAGTTTTCAGAGTAAAGGGCTAATGTATCGTTGTCTGACCTAATATGAAATGACCATATGGTTCCACTTGGCATTAAACTTTCAAGTAGTGAATGATCAATTGTTATTGTTGTATTTAAAGAATTAGGACCTCCAACATTTCCAGTCGCAATTCCCCAGCCATTACACCCAGAACAATTAAAACTTATTGCATATCTTTCTGGCTGAGTATTACCCGTATCTGGAGCATCCCAATCTAAAACTGTTGCAGTTGAACCATCAACCACGGTCAAATTTCTTGGAGCACCTATAGTTTTTACTATTGGGGCTGCTACTGAGGTAAATGCTTCTGCTGGAATAACTTGCATTGATCCAGACTGATCCCATAATAATTGAACCCAAGCACCCCCACCATTTTCATAATATATTAGTTCTATAGTTTTAGGGACTCCTGCTGTAAATGATACTGGAGAACTTGTAGTTCCTCCACCACCTTTATCAGTCCAGTCATTTGTTATTAGATTCCCGTCAAGGTAGAGTTTAGTTCCGTCATCTGCTTGTGCTAAAAATGAGATATTTTGTGTAGTATTACTAATGATTGATCCTGTATACCTAACTATTACATCTTCAGTATTAGATGTACCTAAGATACCGCCACTTCCCCACTGGAAGTCAATATTTGGAACATTGGTAGTTAGTATAGGAGAAGCCCCCTGTGGTATATAAGGAGCATTATTTTGTCCCAGTACATCATAGACTTCAGCAGTTAAACCTTCTGCTGCATGTGCTTTATCAATACCTACAAGCAGTGGAAATAAAACAAATGATAGTATTAAAATTATGCGTAATAATTTGTTCAAGTAGGGGCCTTTCATTGTTATTATTATACCAAACTATTTAATTAAATATAAAATTATAACAAAAAAGGGAGCCAAATTAATGACTCCCCCAGTTGTTGGATTAATTACTTAAGAAGTGCAATTTTGGCTTTTGGATGAGCCTTATTCCACTTAGTAGCAAGATAGTTATACTTTGCTTTGTATGTTGCTGCAGCGATTGCTGCAGTTGCAGCAGCATCTGCTTTAACTTTTTCAACTTCTGTTGTATGAGAAGCAAGTGCATCTACAAGTGCTTTTGCACTAGCAGACTTTACAGAAGCAAGTTCAGCATCTGCGGTAGCCTTTGCATTTGCTAGAGCCTTATCTGAGGCAACCTTTGCATCCGCTAAAGCATTATCTGAAACAACCTTAGCATCTGCTAAAGCCTTATCTGAGGCAGTCTTAGCATCGGCTAATACTTTTGCATTTGCAAACTTAGTTGCTTCATGAGCAGACTTCTCTGCAGCCAATTCAGCCTTTAATCCAGCAATAGTTGCTGAAAGATCAGAAACTGTAAACTTAGAAATTACAGACTTAATTGGTGCTGATAAACCTGGAACTGCAGTAACTGCAGAAAGCCCTGTTGCAACAATTGTTACTTCACCAGCAACTGCTGCTGAAAGTGTTGCTGTACCAGTTCCAATGAGTGCACCTGTTGCAGCATTAGTTACTGCTGATGTTGTAATCAATGAAGAAACAGCACCGCCAGTAAATGTTGAGCCGATCAATGTTACTGTTGCTCCATCTGAAACTGGGTTATTAAAAACGTCAGTTGTTAAAAGTGCAATTGTTGGAACATTTCCAACTGCCGTTGTTGATGGAACAGATAGTGCTAAATTATAAGCAGGACCTGCGATTCCAGCAACATATACAATTGTTGAATATGCTCCATTAGTTACTGTAACTGATCCGACTGCTGTTGAAGTTGTGTAAGCATAAACAGTAATTGTTACGCCTGTTGATGTTCCTGAAATTGAAGCGACACCGCTTGCAACTGTTTTTGGAGCATCTACTGTGCTAAGTGCTGAAACTAATTTTACTCCGTTTGCAACAAATGTTACTGTTGTTCCGTTGTCTGCTGTTGCAGCGATTGCTACAGTATTACCTGCACCAATTACGTTTGTTGATGGAACTGCAACTGTAGCAGGTACTGATGGTGTTGTCGTATTAGCAACAATACCAACATTAACTGCAAGAGGTGCAGCATTTGCTGTAGTTGAAAGTCCTACCAAAGCCATTGCTGCAGCAGTGACTAGAGCGATCTTTTTAAATGAATTCATTTTTTTATTTCTCCTTATTGTTTTCCCCAACCACAATTGGATTGGCTTTATAGTAAATTAAACGTATCAAGGAAATCCTTGACATCTTCGGGCATTTGCCTGTTATTCAATTCTACCATACTCCTGTCCTTTTCTGCAAGTCGTGCAGAAGAAGACCAAGTATGGACTTCTATCTCTGTATTATTATTCTTTGGTGTGTGTGATATTGCTCCAAATACCGCACCAGTTACGGCATCTGCTAAATCTTTAGATTTTTTACGTGGATGGTCAACACGATTACCCTTCATAATTTTAAGTTCTGACATTTCTTCTAATAGGATAGGTATTCTTGGAATAGACACACGCTCTTCATAAATCATCATAGCAAGATCTTCATAGTGCTTTTTTGCAACAGACACTGTCTCAGTCCTAATACCAACAGCCTGTAACTCATTCTGAATATCAAATGATTGCCAACGGTCAAATGAAACCATTCCAATATTAAAACCTTGTCTGCGTAAGTTCATAATCCATTGCTTAACTTCAGATAAATTAACTGGACCTTCTGCTCTTGGCTCCCACCAAGCAACTGCATCTACTACCACTATGGGTGCTACTTGTTCGTAATCTTTAATTACCTGAATATTTACCCATTTATCTACGTGAGCAATAGCAACAGCACACTTATCATGCTTTTGTGCAAGGTCAGCGTGTATGTAATATGTTTTTTCTGGATCTGGAATAAAGGTTTCATCAAACCTTCTAAATGAATCTATTGGATTTCTTGTGTTCATACACTTCTCAACCTTATCAATTTGTTTAAAGAAGGCATCAGATGAGTATGTTGGCATACAGGCGAAGCGCATCATGGCATCACCAAGATCAGTATAGAATGCTAGTTTAAAGTCTTCTATCTTACGTGTAGGGTTTACTTCCCATGTTGGTCTTTTAAATGCGTATACCCTTGGAATTTTGTATTGAAGAATATTATCCTCATCCCACGAAATCTGAAATTGATTTCCTGGATCAGTATGAGGCAAGTCTTCGTTCATGATAAATGTATGTGTTCGTTCAATTGTTTCTTTATCTGCAATAACTGATTCATACCTTTGTGAAATAAAGTCACCCTGATATCTAGGAAAAGAAAGCAAAACAACTTTTCCAAGGTCTGGGAAACGAGAGTCTACTGATCCACGAAATGCTTTATAAATGTTGTCAGCAGTTTTACCTTGCTCATTTCCAGATGCTACCTCGCTTACAAAGCCAGAAATTTCATCAAGTACTGCCATTAGCAAGTTCAAACCTTCATGAGATTCTCTTTCTGAGTGTCCAGAGTAGACGGTAATTGCTTTATCAAATTCAACTGAGTCAGCCTTAGCATTATACTTTCCAGCAAACCAAGGGGACTTTTCAATCTTTGTTTTAAAACCTTTAAAGAAAACGTTCTTTGCTTGTTGTGCGTTAACTGCAACGTTAATAATATCAATAGCATCTCCTGCAGGTTTACCGTAATAAATTGCAGGGTCTTTAAGGCATAACAGTTTATACACTACATATGCACAGGCTACTGTTGATATAAAGTCTTTACCACTACCCTTGCCAAGTTGAAGAATTAATTCATTTTTTGTATACTTAGCAAAATGCCTTGAGCCTTCAAGATCACCCATGATATCAATTAAATCTTCTTTACGGTATATCTGACTCATTGCTTCAACAATTTCATATTGAATATCAGATAAAATTGGTTGTCCAAGATATTCTGGAGACTGTACAAATGTCTTTACATCAACAGGCTTCTCATTAAAATGATTTTCTTTTAATACTTCAATAAAATCATTGAACATCGTGGACAACAGTAATCACTTCTCCTTCTTTTGCAATGGTAGAAAGTCTTTTCATAATAATATCACGAACTTGTGGATGTTCTGAAGCAATATCTCTTAAAATTCCAACAAGAACTTCTTGTCGTCTTTCAATTTCAACCATTTCTTCTGCTAGTTCTTTGTTCTCAAGAAGACCAGCCTTTTGTAGCATATCAATTCTTCTTGATTCAATATCTAAAACTAATTTAATTCCAGCAGTTTTAGCACTAAGGTTTGTTGACAGGCTTGCTTCATCAATAACTTCATAAGCCTTTGTAATTAATTTTGTATAGTGTGTGTCTGCTCCAACCAAAGCCTCTTTTGCACGGGCACGAATAGCATCATTTGCAGATGCCATAACCTTCCACTCATTGATTAAAGACACAACACGAGTACGTGGAATTTCTAATTCTTTAGAAATAACTGTTGGATCATTACCTTTAAGATATTCTGTTACTACTTGATTTACTTCATCAAGATGTTGAATAAGTTCTATCTCAGTTGACATACTTTCCCTCTAGTCTATTTATTTCATCTTTAATATAAAAAATGGCCTTTTCTAAATCTTGAATGGTTTTTGCTTCATCTTTAAGTCCTGCTCTCCACAAGTACTTAAAGGCATTACCAATGTTAAAGTTACGATGACGAGTAATTTGAATTGCTTCTATACCACTAGGGTCAGAAGTATAGTGAACGGGATGATTAACCTGGTCAACTGTAATGTTAAACTTTTCACTCATCTTCATTCCAGTCTATATCAAAAGCATCTTCAAGATCTTTTAATGAAGAAAGTGCATAAGTAATTCCAACTGCACCTACAATTGCTAGGGCTAGAATAATTTTCTTTTTATTCATCGTTTAGACTTCCTTAGATTAAATTTAGCAAGGTATACGTAGATAGTCTCAACACTGGCTCCGCACTCCTTTGCAATTTCTTCTGGGGTCTTCTTATCCACAAGATAACGCTTACGCATGAAAACTTCTGAAGTATACAGTTTAGCAGTCATATTGTTATTTGTCAAGTTCTGTATCAATAACATCATAGTCATAAGCATTGGAGTCTTCAAGCATCCATTTATCGTAACTCTCAACATCCCATTTATTTGTATTAATGAGTCTTTGTATAACTAGATCTTTTTTGGTAACAAATGAAGGTTCTTTTAGCCTTACCCGATTATTTGGCTGGATTGCAAAATTGCCATCGTCTCTTTGAATAACATGGCCACATTTATGCTGACCTGGATTTTCTGAATACCCGTCATCTAATATATTTGTCTCTGGGTTATGCCAATCCAGGGTAAATAAATATGTTCCAGGAACGCTGGTCTTAGTTCTATCAAGATAGGACATCCTCATATTACTTAAGTTTTCAAACTTTGTTACTGAAACATATGGACTAAAAGAATTCCATAAGACAAGATTTTGAATTGGTTCTTCTGGAACACCTGGCTTAGTGCAAAAAGCATTAATTGGCATTCTCCACCAGATACCACCATCCTCCATTAAGAAATGGAACAAGGGGCTTCTACTTTTAATACTTGAAACACCAAATATGACGCATGGAAAATATTGGTCATGGCTATCTTCTTGGTCTCTTAAAAAGTTTCCACGAACGTAGCACTCAATTGGTGGTATGTTTGCATTTAACTCTGGCATTATTTATTATCTCCTATTGCTTTCTCCCAGTTTTTTATTGCCCAATGTCCAATACCACAGGCATCTGCAACATCATTATCAACTATATTTTTATCATACTGCATATTAATAAACCTAATAGTTTTTTGTTTTCTTATTTCTCTTTCATTTGATTTGTGCCATGCTTCTGACTTACCTGGATTCTTTGATCTTATTAAAAACTTTTCATCTTTAGTTAATTTACCATTCCCTAAAAATATTTGCCAAGTAATTGGTGCAACCTTGCCAATGGCTTTTGTTCCAGACTGACCTGCTGCTCCAAGAATAGCACCCTGAACTAATGCAAGGTCTGCAGCGGTCTTGGGACTGTTCATAAAGACAGTATGTTCAATTACTATTGCTTCAAAACCACTATAGTAATCAAAGAAAGCCTTAACCTTTTGCCCTGCATCCATAACTTTTTGGTATGTATCTTTACCTTCAAAGTTAATTTTTCCTATAGTTCCTAATGCTTTTTGTTGGGTATCAAACAAAGCAAAAGCAAGACTATTAGTACTAGCATCAATAGCACAAATAGTTTTTGGCATCATCTCTAATCCCCATTTATTCTTGCTCATATTCAATATAACCTTTCAACTCTTTTAACATTTTTGTAACTGCCTTTTCGCTAACATTACAGTTAGCACAAAATCCAGAATCGTTATAAATAGATAATTCTTGTCCACACCCTCCAAGACAAAGACGTACCTTGTTTTTTCTTTTTTGTCTTTTTGTGACAGCATATCTTTCTGCAATTTTTTCTTTAGTTGCAAGGTCTCTACAAACCTTGCTACAATAAATTTGATAACTTACTGCAGCCTTAAAAGATGAGTGGCAGATGCTACATAGTTTCACGCAGTTCCTCCAGGGATGCTATCTTTATTACGCCCACCCCTGCTTCTCCGCAAGCCTTCTTAATAGGACAGTTCTTGCAGATTTTTGAATTAGATCTATAGTTTTTTGTAGGAAGAGTTTTATCTTCCCATGCCTTACGAACATCACGCATCCACTGAAAAGCCATGTCAATCCACGCTCTATAGTGATCGTTTACTTCTACTGGAATAATTAATAGTTCATGATTATTTTTATTTTCATAAACTAGAATACCTTTGGATTTTTTAAGAACCTTCATATAAATAAGCAACTGAACTACGTGACCCATTTTTGGTTTGTTTGTACGCTTGCGGTACTCAAATACCTCATTGTTTGTTGTCTTAACTTCAACAACAATCTCATCGCCCTTCCATTGAATAAAGTTATCCACATACCCAAAAATTGGTGGGTCATCATGGAATAACTTAAATTCAGAGTTAATTGAAATACCAGAGTTTTTAAACGCTGCTTCAATTCGGCTATGAGAAAGAGTACCATTAGTCATGTTTGCTACCGCATAGGCATCTGAGTTATCTTCAAAAACTGCACCCTCAAAAGCAAGATACCAGTATCTTGGACATTCACCATGACCGTATGCAATTGTAGACGGACCAAAAGTCTTTTTTTGTTTATGCTCAGGATCTCTTCCTACAAGATATCCTTGTTGAATAACATTAACTAATTCTTTTGCATCTATCTGTTCTGGTGTTTCAACTTCTTTAATCATTATTGTATGTAGTAAATTTTTTGTCATTATATCCCCTTGTTTATATAAGTATAGCAGGTTACGGTTATCGTATTAAATACTTAAGTGCTGAAACAAGAGAGTTAATTGATTCTGCTGCAGTATAATAAATGTTCTTTTTTGCTCTATTACTTTTGTCTACGTTGGCCATCCAAGTAGCCTTTAAAGCCATCTTAGCGGCTATAGCCTGGAGTCTAACAATTTCTAGACTTGCAACCTGTATAGGGATATCTGGCTTAATGATAATCTTGGCAATCATTGTTAACGCTACTGTCAACTCTTCATCATCCATATACTCTGCAATTTCTGCTAATCCATTGACCTGCTCAAGTGTTGTCTTTGTTGGTTCCATTATTATTCTCCTTTATTAATTGTTCTAACATATCTAATTCTATTATAGCAAGGCGTACCTTTTGTGTCCCCTCGCCAAGCACGATAACCAAAGCAGGATCCATACTTTTCTTTAATGCATCAGTTGTGGCCTTAGCCCAAACATCTTGGTTTAATGTAAAAGATTTTGAACATTCTTTAAAGTCTATTACAAAATTATTCCAGGAAGCATCGCCTTTGGTGTTGTTGCGACCACTATTCTTATGTTGTTTGGCACCTATTCTTTTAGATTCTGATCTTTCACTCATCTTCAAAATCCCTTTTTTTCTTTTTAGATGGAATAAGACCAACTCTTGATACATGTTTTGATGTGCACATCCAAGTAGCATCCCCCGTTTCAGACCAAAGCCTTAAAGAGGTAACTGGTAATTTGCATTTTTGACAAATAAACTCACCAGCAAAAACCTTAAAATCTCTTTCAGCCATTGGCAAGTTTGTCCTTTAAACTTTTTTGTAAGTCAAGATCTTCTCTGACACGACTAATAAAACCTTCTCTGCCTTGAACCTTTGTGCCATCATCAAGTTGATACCAAGCACCAGTACGATTAACAAGTCCTATTGATTCTGCTGTGTCAACCAAATCACCAATAGCATCAATACCAATATCGTCACCTCTAAAATAAAAATCATACTCACCAGATTGAAATCCTGGAGAAGTTTTAGAAAATTGTAACTCCCAACGAATCTTTCTTCCAATCTTTTCTTCAATTAATTTATCGCCTATCTTAATTTTTCCCTTAATTGCTTGATTTTCGGACTCGGAACTAAATAACTTAATAATGCAAGAAGAATAAAACTTAGTAGCCTGACCACCAGAAGGCTGCTGGCTAGTATACATAGCATTAATATTATTACGAGACTGGGAAATAAGAACAAGAAGAGTAGGCTTAACCTTGTTATTAGCATAATTAAGCATTTTCCATGCATTACTAAAGTCACGTGATTCTGCTCCAATCTGTTTTGTGTTTTCTAAAGCCTTCATATCATCAGTGTCTTTCTCAAAGTAAATTGCAGGAAGCATTGATGTAATAGAGTCTATCACGATAATATCTACTCCAGCATTAATAAGACCAACACCTACATCTACCATGTCGCTTATTGTTCTTGCTTGTGAATAAATTAATTTTGTTGGATCTACCCCAAGTTTTATTGCCCAGTCTTCAGAGTATGACATTTCAGAGTCGATCCACGCACATACCTTACCTTCTTTTTGTGCTAAAGCAATCATTTGAAGGCACATAGATGACTTTGCAGAAGACTTACTTCCCCAAACTAATACCTGTCTGCCGTATGGTAGTCCTCCACCTAGTGCACGGTTTAATCCAAAACTGGGTGTTGGTTGATGATCAAAGTTTATTCCAACACCACTCCCTAGCCTCTTTCTTAATTTAGGGTCTAGTTGTGCTAATACTTCTTCTATTGTTACTGACATTAAAATCGTACCCCGTGTTTTTCTGGTCTAGTTTTATTAAAGTTAATTTTTTCTTCCATTGCATAATCAAGGGATAACTTAGTATACCCTGCTTCAACCATTCCTGCATATAGATCAAGTGTGCGAATAATAATGTCTGCAAACTCTTTAGTAATTTCTTCTTCACCTTTATCTTTACGTACCGCTTCCATTACTTCTGTTACTTCAGAAACAATCATCATACATTGTTTTG